TTAAATAGATGTGGTCTCTTTACTGTAAATTACCGACATGAGCCTTGCATACCATGGCGCTTTAGGACTCCACTTGTAACACGGCATGTCCTTACCATTGTTATCCTTGTAAATCTGCTGGATGATTTTTAATTCGTCTGGATGACCCAATGTTATTACTTTTTGACCGTCAAAATAATACACTGCACCTTTTCCCTCTACTGTAAATAAACATTTCATCTCTTCTTCTCCTTCCTGTTCGATTCCTGTATTCTGGTTATTTTTTTGTTCGCTGCATGCAGACGCTCTACTGTCGATTGCCTTTGCAATCAGCTCCGCAATTCCTTTTGTACCTAAATTTCGATATCTGGCCACATCACCTGTGCCAGTGCAAAATAATGTCTCTACGATCATACCGGGCATATTGGATGCATTCAGATCATGGTATCCCGAACTGTACTTTACACCACGGTTAGTAAATCCTTTTCCTGCAAAATTATTACAGATGTTGCTTGCGATCGTGTTCATGGTCTGGTTAGATGCATCATATAACCACACCTCTGTGCCCCCTGCTGATGTCGCTCCTGCGGCGTTCATGTGCAAGGTGACATAAATATCGCATCCTGCTCCATTCGCCTTATTTGTGCCGTCAGACAGCTCGCCAGACACATTGGATGCGTTGGAATTGCAATCAACCACAGTATGACCGACAGCCTGCAACATTGGTGCAAGCTCATTGTAGATTTTCCGCACTTCTGCCTGCTCATCGATCAGACCGATTGCACCTTTACAATTCGGGGAGTGTCCTCCCCTTAAGCCAATTTTCATTACTCCTGTTCCTCCTGCTCTTCTGTTTCAAATGCTTTTTCCAGTTCCTCTACGGATACTCTGCCAAATTCGTTCTGTTCGCTCATGTTCTCACCTCCTACCGTGCGATGTCGCACAACAAAAGAGAGCCTGTTTCCAAGCTCTCCTGAATCTATTTATATGTAAGTGCCCTCTCCGAATCTCCTGTTCCCGGTGTCGTTGGATCCACTACCACACCGAGAATCGCCAGCACTGCAAAGAGTGCGTTTACTACGGTGAGCAGTTTATCCCCTAAATCTCCGAGATCAATCGTAAACCCAAACACTGCCGCAATTGCCTGTATCAACAGTAAGATTGCCGGGATCAGTGCCACCCAGAAAGCCTTGTTTTTGATTCTTACAATCCAATTGATTTTTTTCATGGTTCTACCTCCTTAAAAAAGCATTGCTGCTACTGCACCGATAATAGCTCCAATGAGAGCGGTAACAACCCCATCCCATCTCTTAGCTGGTGTCTGCTCAAGATGCGTCACCTTTGCGGTGAGTTGTACCAACGTCTGGTTCATGAAGCCGACCTCTTTGGTTAGCCCTACCATTTCTTGTGCCAGTTGATGTACCACGCTCACAACGTCCTCTGCTTCTTTCATTCGATGCTTTAATGAGCCGATTTCTTTTCCGTGCTCTGCAAGTTTCACTTCTACTTCATTTTCTGTCATGTTTTCCCTCCGGTTTTTAAAGTATAAAAATAAGACCATTACGGTCTTGCCCTGATCTCCATATTCGCCACCTATAAAAATGTCTAAACAGTCTGTACTTCTGCGTAAGTTGTCTCTGCCAGAAGTGTTAGAGTTGCGTATTCTTCCTCGCTGATGCGGTTCATAGCGAAATAGACATCCAGTTTTGCAACCGCTTCATCCTTTGTGTTGTAAAACTTCTTTTCAATCAAATTTGTCATTAATTTTACGATTACTATGTTATTCACGTTTCATTTCCTCCGCGTTTTCTAAAATGTTATTTGTATCATTTTCTATCATTGCTGCCTGTGTCTCCATAGGCATTAAAGATAGCAGATTTGCCGTATTTAATCGATATTGTCTTATAATGCTCGCCACTTTTGCAGACACTTTTCCATCAATGTAGTTCTTTGTATCCGCCGTATATGTTACTTTAATATCTGGGTCAACTTCTCCACCATCCACCGTGATTACTGTGGTAGGGTAGTAGGTTTTTAATGCTCGGATTGCGTTTTGTTCGGATTGTGGGAGTGGGATGAATTCGGGGTTCGTAGTTTCGTAAGCGATTTTTAACGGATTTTCTATGAGCCACGCCTTAAATTCATCGACTGTTGCGACGTTTTCGTTTGGTGCGCTAAAATATTTAACTCCGTCATTCCAGTTGCAACAGATTCCGTATTCTGCTTTGGTATATGATAATTGGACAGCCCTATATTTATCCACAAAAATATCTGAATTTCCGTTTCCATTCGCCACATTCTCGAATCGAATTGAAAAGTTTTGAACATTTCCCTGTTTATTTGCAATACTTATTTTGTTAGATTGTCCGTCAAATCTGTCAATAACAACCCCTGCATACAACCACCCAATCTGTCCACCCTGTTCTACCAGTCTGTCCCACTTTGTGAGAGGGCGGTCAGATGTGAGGGTGAGGGTTTGCTCTTTGTAGGGTTGGTAAGGGGTGGCAACATTCCCAAGTTCGCATTGAATATCAAACCGTTCTGTAAGTTTTTTCACAGTGGTTTCATTGGCTGGAAAGATAGATACATAAGCTTTCCTTTGGTTTAGAGGATTCGTTTTAATTACACCATTATCCACAACCCAGACAACTCCCTTCGATTCGCTCCCTTGATCTGAAAAGCCTATATAGCATCCTTTAATGTCTGCATTATTCCCCTTGTCTTTGACACCCAATGTTAGCAACTCTCCATTCCCAACCTTCCATCCTTGGTAAGTTCCCTTCACATCTGGCTCTTTTTGCAAATTTAGCAGATTCTTCCCAGTAACCTTCACATCCACTTCATATTTCTGCGTTTCCTCATTCCACTTCCCAGAGTTTTTAATTTCCTGCGGATATTCTGGGCTTGGGGAGGGTTTACCGCCTGTGTAGGGTTCGTAAGGAGTGGCAGCAGTACCGTTTTGTAGCTGTGGATAAATTACTGTATTTACTGTCAACCCCTTTCCAATGGACAAGTAGGTGTTTTTATTTAATCCGTGATACTCTATTTTTACATTATCTTTTCCACCGGAAAGAACCTTTCCGTTCCCTGCGCTATTATTAAAAATACTATTCGCTCCGAAGTCTATTTTTGCTATATTAAAAATTACAAATTCGGTAGCCGTTCCAGTAACTTTTATCCCTCCATCCTCTTGCACTGCAAAAGTTACACCATTTTTTGTCATATCTCCGGTGGCATACGGAAATGGTAATAGCTGCGCTCCAGTAGTCTGCACCTGTTCCGTCTTCCCACCAAGCTCCAACCCCTTATTTACTCTCTCAGCACTATCCGGTATCACAAGTGGGCTTTCTCCACTCATGGTGTTTATAATTGCAATACCATCTCCGCCACCACTAGCGACTTCTCCAGGCACTACATTACCATCTTCTTCGATCACAAGAACTTTACCCTTGTTCTCGATTCCCTGCTGTTTATTCAGCTTAGTTTCCATCTGCGTTGCAAAGTCTTCCGGAATAGACTGCAATACCTCTGCGCCTTTATCCTGTACTTCCTTGATCTGCTTCGCTCCCTCTGCCTGTACTGCCTGTACGGCTTCGGTTTTCGCTGTTTCCACGGCTTCTGTGGCTACCTGTTGCACATTCTCCACACTCTCAACCGCTTGCGTCCCTGCGCCCTCTACGGCTGTCTTATGAGATGTTCCAGTTCGTGCGATTTCATCCACCGCTGTCTGTCTGGCTTGATTGACCGCTTGTACACCTGCTTGTGTAGATTCTGGTATCGCATTGCTTAGCTGTTCTACGCTCTGTTTTACTTCTTCCACGGCTGCTCTATCGGCTCTTACCGCTTCCTGTACTTCATCTACGGCTATCTTTGCTTGATTGACTGCTATTCTATCCTCTGCCGTCTTCCCTGCCGCTGTTTCGGCCTGTGCTTTAGCTTTTTCTGTTGCTACCGCTGATGCCCCGGCTTGCGTAGCGGATTCTTGTGCTTTGTTGCTTAACTCCTCAACCTTTTTGACCTGTTCGGAAATATCAGTGACCGTCTCTACCATCTTAGCCACTTCCGCTCTGTCTTGCGCCGTCTGCTGCGCATCTTCCGCCGCCTGTCCTGCCGCTTCTGTGGCAGCTTGTCCGGCTTTCTCTGCCCGGTCTGCCGCTTCGTTGACTGCTTCGATTGCCTGTGCAAATAGCTCCTTGTCCTCTGGCGTGTCGAATGCTTCTGGTTTCGCTCTTGTGGTTACAACAATCTTGATTTCATATTCTGTCTGGCCAGATTCAGAATCCCTGAGATAGACGTAGGCAAAGATGTTTTTCCCAGCCTCGATCATGGAGTCCGGAATCACAACGTCTGTCACTCCGTCTTTTGTTATTCCGATTCTCGTTACGGAATCTTTGCTGTCTATGAGGGCAAAATGAACCTCTACTGCTGTTGGGAGCTGTAGACCCTGTATCCTTAAGATCTGTCCATAGTCCCACTGCCGGACTCCATTCGCCGTTGCGGTATTGGAATCCTTAAAAGTTACTGTTACTATATTATACAATGTTTGTACCTCCCTCTTAATTGTTATCCGTGATCCATGTAAGTGTTGCGAGACGCTCTGTCCAATTTGGATTATTGACATAGATTGTAATTCCACCGTCTTTTCCAATTATATATCGACCGGTCCCAAAGATCGAGGAGCCGGACACCTCACTGTAAGGTGCGTAAATGTCAAACACCGGGCGATACCCAACCGGAATTCCGACTTCATCGAATGCCCCAAATCCTCCGCTGCTCGGAAACTGTGCAAGCATTGTGATCTTGCATGTTACCATAAATCCTCTTCTTTTCAGCTCCACGCGAATGTTATTAGCGGAGTTTGTACTTGTATATGGACCTTTCACGGTACCGGAATCGTAATTGCGATACGCATATATGCTTATACGTGGGGATACAGAATTTCTTGCATATATCATTTCATCCTCAAACTGGATTGTCGTTGCTTTTCTTGTATTTTCATTTGTAAACATGATGTTTTGCAAGTTCACGCTCATAGTAGCTCGATCTGTTGTCGGAGCCTTACCGGAGAAAGCCAAATACGCATTACTCAATGACGCAACATTTTCCACTGCTCCTTGCACGATTTTCTTGCTAATAATCTTTCCGGATGTAACATCGATAAGCATTGTTCCATTCTTATCCTTAATAAGTCCGGCAGTTACAGTTCCAAGATCTGCCGCAATCGCACTTAGCGTCTCTACATTCAGATTTTCTACCGAAATGTAATAGATCACCCACTTACTGCCGTCCCATCTTTTAATCGGCTCTCCGCTTGCAGTCTGCCAGAGCTGTCCCGCTTTTGGATTTTCCGGAGCTGTTGGAGACACGATAATGCCGGAATCCCCGTCTCCCCCATTCTGCCCGTGTACTCCGATGATAATAGGGGTTGTCTTGGTCGAGGTTCCATTTGTGTAGGCATAAACTTCGTAGCTCCACAAATATTTTTTTACGTCCGTCATGTCCTGCTTCGTAGTGCTCCACCCAGAAGAGGATATTGTGATTCCGGTACTCTTTTCGGATGCGAGGTAGTACTTTGTAATAGATTTGATTCCAACACCGTCCTGACCATCATCCCCTTTATACTTCGACCACTGATAATCTGTGGGATTGCTACTTTCTGTCGGTACTTCCTTGTTATAGGCAAATCCGATGTAATATTTTCCGTTCGGGCTGTCAGACATCCCGTTTCCGCTGGCATCATCCGCATATCTCACCCACGTATAGTAAGTTTTTCCGTCATCTCCGGGCTTTCCTGGTACTCCCTCTCCGGTGATCCTTGCCCACTGGTAATCTTCCGGATTATTGGACATTACTGGAGTCACCTTATTGTAGGCAATTCCTAAGTATTCCTTTCCATCTGGACTGCTGGACATCCCGTTTCCATACTCGTCATCAGCAAATTTAAACCATGTGTAATAAGTTGTTCCGTCCTGACCATCCTCTCCGTCCATTACATCCGTAATCGTAACCTCGTAATATCCACGCTTTACTCCGCTTTCGAACGCCGTAAAAGAGTACACTGCTTTTACATCCACATCCTCTGCATTAACCGTAACACTCTTGCCAACGTAAAACTCTGTCCCATCTTTACTCCACCGGATTTCCAGATTGCCCGTGACGTCCACGCCGTTATCGTAAGCGTAAGCTGTCAGAGTAGTGCTGCCGATACCATTTTTAAAGATGATGCCATTGTTGGTGGAGATGGAACAAGTGTAGACCTTATTTTTGTTGATAAGATCTTCCATCCTCTGCAACAAGCTATCCGAAATTTCGGATGTAAGCTCTTTGTAGTTTGTAAATACCGTCTTTGCAGTTTTTGGATTGGTAAGACTCCTGATCTGTTCTGATACTCTTGCCTGTAGATAAAGGACTGGTGTCCACTCCTGATCCTGCATCCTTACCGTATCCCCGATGTTGGTGTCAAAATATCCGTCCACCTCGTAAGTCACCACCGGTTCGGATGCTGTTTTAAGATCAGACAGAGCCATGCTATAGAGCTTGTCCTTGCTGTCTGTATCATACTCTTTCCGCATCAGGATATAAGCATCCTCTTTATTCACGATATTGGACGGAAACCGGTCTCTTGCCTGTGGTGCCCGGATGATCGCACCGTCTGTAAAGTACTCGATATTCCCGTTTTCATCGTATTCTTTCTTGTCAAGACCATTGATTGTCAGACCGTCCTTTCCGGTCGGCTGGATGCATGTATATAACTTTTCTGCATCCGTGGTCTTACGGATTCCGGTAATTCCTTTCCCGTACCGCAGTACAATGTCATTCCGGTATTCTCCGACTCCGCTGTCTGTATCGGAGTGTTTCCGATATACATTCAGCACAATCTCTTTTAAGGAGTAATCGCTGTTAAGCACTGTCTCAAACTCGATCTCCGCAGAAAATACATTAGCCAGAGAGAATAATCTCTTTAATACGGACGTTGTACCTGTCCATTCGTTGGTGATCCGCTTATCTGACACCTCGTTGAGACCCAATTTAAGTGTCCTCTCCGCGTCAAATACGGTAAGGTACTCTTCAAAGCTCATTGCTTTTCCAGCTTTGTATTCCCCTGCATCCTCGTTGATTAGCTCAAAAGATAACGACCACGCCGTAGCTGTGATCGTCTCCTCTGTTTGCTCAGTGTTTACGATGTTTAGATAGTAGGATTTCCCTTTGTGTATAAACGCCACCTTATTCCCGGCGGTAACATTCTCTGCATCCTGATGCTTTGCGGACACCGTAAAGGTGTAAGTATTTGCCGCACCCTGTAAGTATTCGTGCAATTCGTCTTTCCAGTAGTGCATGGACTTCTTGTGCTGATTGTCCATAAACGCTACTGGTGTGTTATTCGCGCTTAAAATCGCGATCCTGATGTTATCCACTATAAATACACCTCCCGTATTTTCGCTTTAATCTGTGGCGGTGGAGAAGAAAAGGAAGAATAGCAGAACTGCACTTCTGTTGTTCCGGGTGGCACTTTTGGATAATTGGATCCATTAATCTCATCTCCCTTAGCCACCATCCCATTAACGTAGACCTTCGTACTCTCCCCGTCTATAGACACCACATCTCCGGCACGGTACCGGTTCGGCACATCTCGGTATTTTTCCACGTTATCCTTACGGAACCAGATACTTTTTAAATAATTGTGCGTAACCAGCTGATTTCCAAGATCTCTACTTCCCCACTGCCCGATCCAGACCTGTATCTTCTCACACACCATGTCTTTAATCTCCGGGATAGTAAAGTGGTAATACTTCCCGTACCAGAAAATACGCAACTTGTCACCCTCTTTTAAAAAGTCATTGTGTCCGCCGCCCATTTTTAAATTAAACGGGTTATCCTCGTAGGATGTCGGCTGGAAATCCAGTGTCTTAATTTTCTTGTTTTGAGGGGCAAACCAGTCCACATGCGCCGTATTGCCAACCGTATCACTCTTGTTAATAGACATGGCGCATATCACCTTGTTATCTCCAGTCAGGAATGCAATGGTCTGCGCTCCTGTCTGCCCCATCAAGCCGGTTTCGAACCAGTGCTGCGTGTAACAGTAAAAGTTTTTTGCGCCACGTCTGCCCTCGCTGTCCACCGGAATAGTAAGTGTTTTCATTCCACCGTTCCAGTATCCAGATGTGACTTGTCCACCTTTTAATGCCATCACGTTGTATCCGGCAACATTCCTTACTTCAAGCGTCCCCTGTGTGGTGTTTTCTGGATTTTGGTAAGAGGTGCCGTGATCGTCTTGAAACAGGCTGTATCCATCAAACAGGTTTTCAGACGCTTTGTAATTCTCTCCGTCTGTTTCCTCCTCTTTTCCAAGCTGGATCACCCCGTACTGGCTCACAAGTCCGATGTATCCGTTTTCATGCTTGTGGGTAATCTCATAGTCCACGTCTGCCCATTCTGTGCCGTTGTTTTGGATGGTAATGGTCTGGTATCCGTCTTGCTGTACACCGTCAAATTCAAATTCGCCGACAGAGTACGCTACCCCATCCGGGATAAGCCATGTAATTGTTCCCTCTCCCAGAAATTCTGTTTCTTCGCTGAATTCTAAAGTACCACTTGGAATCGCATAAAAGCATTTGTTCGGAACATTTCCAAACACTAACTTTTTTGGTTCATCTACTTTTAATGCTTTCTGTAAAGCATCGTAATTCTCTTCCAGATTACCCTCAATTGTAAACGGCATCACAATTTGTTTGTTCTCGTATGACGTGTAAGCAAAATCACTTCCATTCTGTTTTTCTGCCTTCACAAACGATGGATTCCAGTCAGCACCGACAAACGGTGTAAATCCCTGTAGTACTTTGATGTACTTTCCTAATTCGATGTCATTGAACTTCACAGAAAGTGTCATGTACGTTCTCCTTTCAGTAATTTCTTAAAATCTGTAATTCTTTGCTGTTCTGTCAGCATTGGAGCTGCTGTTTCTTTAATCAATTCTCTTCCATTCAGTGTTGTGCTTACTTCGATCGGACGTTTTGCCAGATCAGAAAGTCCTGCCACTGCACTCATAATCGCCTGATTCTGCTGCTGAAGATTTCTGATTTCTGCGTTATCCATCTTGTACTGCATAACAGATGTTACTGGACGATTCGCTACTCTGGATGCATTAAAAGCCATGACCTCTCGCATCCGTGCTGAAACAGCGGACAGATCGATAGATTCCAGTGCTGCGTTTGAAATATTCCGGGAAGATTTTACAACTGACTTTTCTTCATCCTTAATACCCAACGCCAGACCTTTACTGAAGAATTGACCAAATTCCCTTGTCTTTTTGGATGGAGAACGCTCATCAAGTTCCCTTTTCGCTGCTGCCAGTGCAGAAGAAGCAACTGCGATAGCTGCGGAAATAGCCGCGGAGCTTCCAGCCGAAATACCATTTGCAAGACCATAGGAAAAATTCAATCCTTGATCGTACGCTTTGCTTCTCATTCCAACGCTACTTAAACCGGATACAGCTCCGTCTCCAAGACTTTTGGCAGATGACTCCGCATTTTTCTTGCCAGAATCAATCCCGCTCTTTAAACCATCACCAAGTTTCTTTCCTTCCTGTTTTCCTTTTTCGGAAAGCTTGACATTTGACAATGCCACCGCTGCATTGCCGCCTAATGTAGATGCCGCCGCATTTACTGATCCAGAACCACCAACAATTCCATTTGCAAGCGCGTTTGCAATCTGACTTCCCATTGCCTGCGCTTGTCCCGAAACATTTGCAGATGAAAGTCCTGATAAAGCCGCATTTTCCAATCCTGATGCAGCCGCCTGCACAACCGGGGCTTGGCCACTCAAAGAGGATGATAGTCCAAAACCTACGTTGTTTCCAAATCCTGCCGTAGCTGACAACATATCCATGCCATTCAACCCTTGTGGAATCTGACCGCCTAATGAAGCAGCTGCCATCAATACGGCATTGGAATTCGCATACAGTGCATCAATCAGAGACTGCGTTGCCTCACTTCCTTTGCTGGAAGGAATCGTTGTTGTATCTGTAGCACTTGCTCCTGTGTTGATCTCACTCACAGCACTTTTCGCTGCTTCATTGATCGCAGTTTTTCCACTGTTTACAGAATTTGCGGTACTATCCGCCGCCTCTTTTCCTTTTTGAGCAGGAACCGTAGAAGTATCTGCCTCTGCCGCTCCCTCACTGACGCCACCCTCGATAGTGTCTTTTGCTGCTTGCTTCACTGGTTCTTTTCCCTCTTGTAAAGCGTTCGTTGCAGCTTCTGTGGTTTCTTTCGCTTCTTGGGCTGCTGCTTCTGGATTGCCTGAGTTTCCGAGTAATTGATTGATTTCATTTTGCCAAGCTTCAATCTGAGCTGTGTTATTGGTAGTCCCCTTTTCGTACTCGATTTGAGCCATGAGCCACATTGCTCGACTGCCGTCTACCATCGTCTGAGTGATACCTGAATTACCATCCTCTGCTGCAAGGCGCATTTCTTCATATTTTTGTTGCCAAGTCTGCACCTGTTTAGAAAGTTCTGCTTCATTTTCTCCAGTAGATCGTATCAAACCGTCTGTCAGTGCTTTGATTGCAGCTTCCATATTGGCTGTTCCAGCTTCTGCTGCTCCCATTGCAGCTTCATAATTTGCAATAACAGCCGTGTATTCGTCATAAGCAATCTTAGCATCATCAAACGCTTTCTTAGCTTTTTCTAATTCTTCATTCGCTTCCATCTGCGCCTGTTGGAGTCGCATAATTTCAAAAGATCCCGCGGCTTGTTCCGCAGTCATAGAAGATTCCGCTTCTCTAAGTTCATCTGTTGCTTGCTTAGCCCTTTTCCTAACTTCGATATAATCATTGTATGCTCTGGCTAATTCATCCTCTGCTTCTGCCTGTTTTTTAACCGCTTCATTAAAGTCATCTTCGTAAGCCAATAATATTGCTTCTGCTTTTTTCTTCCGGATGACCTCATCAATGGATTGCGTTAACTCACCATACTTCTGTATCACGCCATCTGTCGTTTCAATCTCTACGCCAAGCGCTTCGGATAATGTGGATGTAATAAAGGCTGCGCGTTCCTCTTGCCCTTCCATTATCTTTCCATTTTGGTCAACAATTCCCTGCAACTCATCCCATAGTTGCTGATAATAACCAAACTGCGTCTGAATTCCGGCAACTTCCTCTTGTCTTGCAGCCTGAGTTTCTCGGATTGCTTCTGCCTGTTCTGCCAGTTTTTTATTGGCTTTATCTGTAGCAGACTCCGCTTCTTTCTGCGTCAAAGCATAAACGCTAAGACCTGCTGCCAGAGCTGCTACTGCAGAAATCACAAGACCAATCGGATTCGCTTTCATAGCAACGTTCCAAAGAGTTTGTGCTTTTGTGGCTAAATTCACCTTTCCTGTAAACATGCCAACAACTGCTTGCCCCGCTGTAAGTGTAGCGTTTGTTGCAACACCACTTTCCATAGCCAGAAGCTGTGCAGCATAGTAAGCATCCACTGCTGCAGAAGCGGTCTTCCATGTTTTCACACCTTTTTTTAATATAGATGTTGTTTCATTGACAACTTTATATCCTTTAAATGCGGTAAAAGCCGCCGTTGCTGATGCTGCGATCAAGTCCAGATTCTCTCCTGCAAAGTCCAGTGCCTTTGTCAATGGCGGAAGCGCTTTATCAGCCAGATTTCCAACAGCATCCACTACATTATCCAATGTGTCCGCTGCTGTCTCTGCTGCTTCTTTTAATCCACCATCACTCAATGACTCTGCCACTGCATCAATTGCATCCTCAACCGGCTCTTGCAGTTTGGATGGTAACAGCTCTGCCAGACCGGATGCCATAGACTCCGCCATCTCTCCGGCCGCACCGAGAATCCTTCCTTTGTTCGAAGCAATTCCAGAAGCAAAGGATTCTATGAAATCCACTGCTGTATCCACCATTTCTGGGGCATGGGATGCCGCTTCTATTGCAAGATTCGCAAATTCATCACCTGCTGTCTGGATCGCTTCATTCAGACCACCGTTATTGAAAGAATCTGTGATATTGTTGATGCTTTCTGTTGCTGTCTTTGCTGCATTTTTCAGATTGTCCGCTACACTGTTGTAAAACGCCAGACCTAATGTTTCTGCTGATCCACCAAGCTGCTCTAATGCACCGGATAGATTGTCCTGCATCGTCTCTGCAGCCTTTTGTGCTTCACCATCACAACTCCTGTATGCCTCTGTCAGTTCACCGAGAGATCCCTCACCCTCATTGATCAATGCCAGCATACCGGACAATGCTTCTTGTCCATACAGAGTGACCAGATAATTGTTTTTCTGCTCATCTGTCATTCCTTCCGTTGCCTGTCTGAGCATTCCAACCTGTTCCGTCAGAGACTTCATTTTACCGTTGGAATCGTAGAAGGAAATTCCAAGTTCATCCATAGCCTCAGACATGTCTTTCGTTGGCTTTGAAAGCCGTGATAACGCTCCTCTTAAAGAAGTACCAGCCTGACTGCCATTCACTCCGGCATTTGCCATGATTCCGATTGCCGCCGCTGTCTCTTCCAAACTAAGTCCTGCTGCCCTTGCAAGAGGAGCTATATACTTCATCGCCTCTCCGGTATCTGCTACAGAGGAATTCGTACGGTTTGCATTCGCCGCCAGAACATCCGCAACGTGTGCTGCATCGGATGCCGCCAGTCCAAATCCTCTTAACGTTGATGCTGCAATATCCGAACTGCTCGCCAGATCTTCACCGGATGCCGCTGCCAGATTTAAAAGTCCCGGCATTGCATTCATGATCTCGGATGTGGTAAAACCGGCTGCTGCCAGATTCTCCATTCCCTCTGCTGCCTGACTGGCAGAAAATGAGGTATCAGCACCTAACTGCATTGCCTGTGCCTTTAATTGCTCGAATTCTTCTCCTGTTGCTCCGGAGATAGCCTTCACTCTAGACATCTGAGATTCAAAATCAGAACCCACCTTGATTGCCGCTGCTGCGACTCCACCAAGTGCTGCCGCCGTTCCAGTGATCGCTACCGTTGCCGCTTTCATCCCTTTTGCTGTTATACTCCCAAGTTTGGAAAGTCCTTTTTCTATCCCGGAAGAATCCAGATCTGTTTCAATTACAACTTTTCCATCTGCCATTTACTCACCACCTCATGTTAAAAATTTGTATAAAAAGAGCACCCACCATTTCTGATAGATGCTCTGATTACTGTATTTAATTATGAACTCTGATCTAATAGGCTCTTCCTGTCCGTCCTGAAACAAAAGCATACATGTAACCTATGTTTTCCTCATTCATTTTCTCTATTTCTGAAGGTTGTAATACTGTACACTGATATCTGTTGATGCAAATTCTTTATCAGTCATAAATTCAAGCCTTGCTTTTGCGCCTGATGCAAAATTATCAACATTCGCGTATGTTGTTTCAACTATTACGCCTTCTGCGTCAAGTAAGTTAATTGTCAATGATAATGAACTAAAACCGAGCCCAGTGGTATTTTCCACCACAGTCGAATATGTCTTTAATCCATACTCATCTTTTTCCAGTGCAAACTGAATTCCTTTTGCAAATGTCTCTACGGTTTCTTTTGTGGTCTGTTCTTCTGTAACAAGCTGTGCATTTGTAACAAGATCGTCCAGTATGGATTGATATTTTTCAGATACACTCAATCCATAATCTTCTTTCAATTGTGCGATTATCTGAGTTCTCAAATCATAAGAACTTTGCCATATCTCTGAAAATTTCAAATAATCTACTGTAACATACTTCATAGCTTCTTCTTGATCTTTTAAAGCATTTATATATTGTATAGCAAGTTCCTTTAACTTACTGTCTTCGAATTTCTTATCCTCATATTCGCTCAAAATATTAAGTTCCGCCTGTGTCCATTTAGAAAATAGTTCTTTCTGCTCGTCTGATCCATCTGTATAAACTTTATCTTCATCAGACTCATTCATTTTCCATCTTGTTTCAAGAGCTTTTGCTACATCCTTCATAAAGTCTTCGTCAGCATACTGCTCTTCTTTCTCCTTAGATCCTGAATTTGTGTTTCCGCATCCCGTCAGCATCCCCACACAAAGAACTGCTGCCAGCAAGACACTTAGTACTCTCTTCATAACCTTCCTCCTACCCTATACGCTTTACCACATACTCATTATACCGTGAGGGTTGTGGAATCGCAAGGATGGAATGGAATATGGAAATTCAATCGGCTCAATCTTGAACTCATCCCAAAATAATGTGTTGCCACTTCTGACAATGGAGAATCCGATTATGGATTATCCTTCCCCACAGCTGGGGAAAGCGCATCCTTGCTCCATCGTCTTTCCAAAAATAAGTATAAAAATACCGCCGGATATCCAGCGGTTAAATTATTCATATTCAAGGATAAGAAGATATTCGGTGGGTGTGCCCCTTCCCACATTTCTTTTGACCACTCGGGTGCGTAGCAGCACAATCTCTACTTCAAATATCTTGTCATATTTCTTTGCAAAGCAAGAAGTTATCCGGCAGGCGTCGCCTCTCCTGCATCTCTTTTGACCACTTGGGTGCGTGGTTGCAACGAATTTTACCACCTCGAATAACTTCCTGCTTATTGTATTCAAATTATATAACATCTATTCCTTTTTGTAAAGAATTGTTTTGTTCCTCAAATAGTTTTGCAGTCTTTTTTCACTAATCTCCCAACATGAAATTACTGAATTTTTATAATTCGGATCATCATTTGAAGTACATATTCTCAATACCATTTGAGCATATTCATTTCCTGTTTTGATCTTCTTTACAACTAACCCCGTATTTTTATGCTTATCCTTTATAATAAGATCCGGTTCCCGTATAATATCTGACAAATAATCAATCACTTCTTTATAGGCCTCAGGGTGCCTATCCAATATATGTTGCATTTGATTCTCTGTAATAATGACATCATCTGTAACAATATCTTCTGTGATACACCTATAAATATTACGATTTATTTTTCCTACTAAATGCACTTCAACAGCCTCTTTCGTCTTGAATACATTCATTATATCAGAATTTAGGGTTTCCGCAATATCCTTTTCTACGACTCGCCCACTTGTGGGCGAAACAGGAGAGTCCAATAATGGACACACCCACTGCAATTACAGGTAGTCTCAGTCTGTCACCACTTTCTAACGGATGCTCAGTTTGAACCATTCATCAGTTTGAGGGGTGGTTATGCTGCAATCTGCATTGTATTATTTTTCTGTATAAACTCCTTGATTTGATCGTATCCCCATCCACAGTCTACAAGTCCACTTACCAGACATTCCATTGACTGAATTGCTTTTAAATCTTCTGCCGAAAGATAGTCTCTCAAATTGTCCTTCTTTCCAATTCCAAGATTCTCACGAAGTTGCTTTGCATTTACTCCGAACAATACTTTATAAATACAGTTGGTGTAAGTAGAGTAAGCATGTCCGTGCATCCGCTCATTCTCTGTGGACTGTTGCAGTGCTTTTGTAAGTGATTGCCTGACAGCAATTCCTTTTTCTCGTTCAACAAGTTTGCCTTGTAGGATTTTTTCCATAGCATTGAATTGCTTGATGTAGGCAAGTTTGAACTTCATAGCTTTCGCCCCCGTGTAACCCATTGCCAAAAGAGTAAAGCCGTCTCTTGTCATAAGATACATGGGATTCATTTTTCCATTGGATGCCTTGTAAGAATCCAAATAAAATAGAGCGGAAAATTCCGCTGTACTTATAGTAGACTCTATATTCCTTATAGACTCCATTACATCTCGATGATTCTTGTCAAATGTATCTGATACATCCAAACTTGATACAACTGTCATTTCCATTTTATTCACTCTTTTTACTTCTACTAACATATTTTCAATCCTTTCGCTGAATCTCGTCAGTGTCAATTTGACACTATCTGTTTTTTTTAAGTATTAAAATAAGGTGCAGCACTTCGCCACACCTTTACACACACTCTCTACGTTCGTCCGTTTTTCGGACGAAGCAATTCACTCACATCACCGCCGTTGAGAAGCGCATCTTCAATCTGCCTTGTCCGGTCATCCATAGCCGGTGCCTGATCAAGACCGTAATACTTCTGCATTGCCCGGTAAAACTCTCTTTCCTCTTTTGAGAGGTTCTTATTCGACACGTCCATTGTACGGTACTCAATAACCTTTGTCAGCCTTGTATCTTCTCCCAGATTCTCTAGAAGCAGCATAAACTTCCACCAGTGCATCTCTTCTGCCTGCAAGTCAATTCCGTACTGCTGGATGAAACCGGCATAGATCAGTCCTGCATCCTCTTGAAAGTCAAACGGTTGCTTATCATTGACCCCTGCGATCTTCCGCGGGAATTTCTTCTTTGACTGCTCCTTGCCACAGGAAAAGAACCAAAACATCTGATCCACGTGTTCTTCTGTGAAATAATCACAATCTCTGTAGAACAGCAGCAACACTTTCAGTAATGAATCTCCCGTCAATTCTTCTGCACTTTCTATGATTTCATTGCATTTTAAAACAGTGCGGAAATCCCAGTTTACAGGACACTCCACACCATTCACGATCAAAAACTCTGGAAATTTTTCTATTAAGATATTCATCATTTTTCTACAAGAGCATTTCCCTTTGATAGCATTTCCAATCTCCCCATAATCTCATTGTACTGATTGTCCTGTCTGATCTGCTCTGTGACCAACTGCTCATAAACTGTCATACAAGCAAGCAAATCATTTCCTTTTCCACACACACGATTACCTGTACCCTCTCCGAATACAGAATCAAACATCTGCTTCACTCTGCCGCACAGAAATCTATTCTGTTCCAGCTCTGTTCCTTCTGGCAGCTCTTCTGCAACGTGTTTCATCTTCTCCAATTCAGCTCCATATCGCTCTTTCAGCTCTGGATTCTCCAGATCATACAGGTTGAATTCCAATTCTACTCCATTGATAATCATGTTCTTGCGCTCCTTCCTTTTCCAATTCTCGCCTTACCTACTACTCCCACGCCAACCAAGGCATTATCGGCGGGGATTATACTCCCCCCACCGTAAATTTCTTTGTAGATGTATCAAACTGTCCATCTTCCCAGTCAGATACACCAAGTAAATTTCCAGAGCCCTGAATCTCACCATCGTTGTCCGAGAAATCTGACACCTCGATGGCTACTTTTCTTCTCTTTGCATAAAACTTATTCTCCTGTTCTTCCACAGGCTTTTCCATGAACACCTTCACATAATAAGTTTCTGCATCTGACCCGGTCTTTTCATTTTCTCCGATATCCGCAATAAATTCGATCGCTTTTTCGGAGCGGATCAGGTCGAACTCCAATGGTGCCGTCCATTCATAAGAGCCGATTCTCTGCGTTGCTGATTTCTGATTAACATATCTTTTGGAAGATGTCTGTGCAGATGGAGAATCGTCCAACTGAGTCACTCCAAATCCAAGAAGCTCATAAGTTTCACTCAGATCTTTTGAAACATCCAGATATCCCGGATGCTGCCATCTACCTACAACACCAGTCTCGCCTGCTGCTGCAAAAAACTGAATATTCATTTTCATACCTTTGTTACCTCCGTTTATAATAAATAAATTGACATTGTATCCTGTACTGGCACTTTGTTTCCTGTGCATCGTACAGATATCCGTCTGTTGTTGCCCGAATAGATTTGCTTTGCAGTTTCCCCGTCAGATTCGGAAGAGCACCTGCTTTTGTACACTCATCCAGCCAGTCTGCAAATTTTTCATAGAATTCCGATGTGTCTCTGTTCTCTTCGTCTCCGTAAAGCACTCTTGAGCATAAAGAAAACACATACTGCCGAACCGTATCACCGTTCGCATACCGTTTCAATATCGGTTCCGCAGGTGTGCTTTCGATACTGTATGCGGTCACATCTTCCTCCAACATATCTACATTCACAACAGGGAACATCTCCTGAAACTCCTGCAGAAACGGGCACCCGGCAATAAACTCCGCCACTTGGTTTGTTATGCTCATTTCGCCTTACCTCCACAATATTTCGCAACAGACTGTACAATTTCTTTCCCGCGATCCGCCCACATACGCTCTGTCCAGTGGCTACCGGCACGAGCATGTACGGATCTGTTCTTTCCTTTATTCTCGTAGTACTGCCGCCTTGCATAAGGAGTGTCATAGATAATAGAGGATGCTGTTTCTGTCACACTGTCCATTGACAGGTTTCCGCTTAATCTCGGCACATAAGGTGTGGACAGCTGTCTTACTTCATGGGTGAAGAACTTCTGCCCTGCTCCGTTCTTATTGAGACTTCTCTTCAATAAAATTTTATCTACCGGATCTATATCCAGCCTGATCTTCGCCATTAAGAACCACCACCTATCCTGATATGCTTAGAAGAACCAAAAAAGTTCTCGGAATGACTGAGCACTTTCCCAATCGTTCCAGAGAACCTTTTCCTGATATCTTCTATTCCGGTGACATTTCCTCCATCCCATTCTCCCAGGATAAAGAAATCACCATTCCGCACAGTCCATTTCCCATACACTGCTGTTAATCGGTTGAACGCATCCGGCGTGATCCAGTCAGCGCATTCTGTATACGGAATCCGAATCTGATACTCATCCGCGCTTCTCAATCCATTTTCCCCTACGGTACTTTTCTGGTTTGTATGAAACCAGACCTTAGGGATGACATGAGGAATAAACACCATCTTCCTGCTCTCCCGGTCTGGCCACTGATTGAATATCGTAACCTTAGCATTCGTAAGCATTTGTATTCACCCCCTGATATAATAAGCCGGTATGAGCCAGATATCGGCGGATGACCGCATAGATCTTTGTTTGCAGAGCGTCTACTGCAATCTTCCCCGCCTCCGCTTCAGTCGCGTAATTCACGGAATATCCATCTGTGTTTTCCGACTGCACTTCCCTTCCTCCATGTTCCATTCGGTTCATATCATCCTGATAGATCATGTCAGAAAGTTCACACAGGCAAAGCTTCACTAACTCCATATCGTTCTCACTCGGCTGTAAATGCATCACTTGATTCAGATAGGTGTTAGCTTTCAAGATCGGCTGTTTCAATGACCGTTCGTCCTCGATTATAATTCCATTGTATTCTTCTACGTAAAACTGAAAATCTACACGTATCAACGCCTATTCCTCCTTACGAATTCGCCATGATACCCTGTTTTTTCATCTCCGCAAGAATCGCATTGATTTTATCTTTCAGGTCAGTCGCTGTTTCTGTGGACAAATCTTCGATCAAAGCCATCTGTTTCACACCGCCAAGCGTTGTTTTATTCGCCGCTGGAAGAGTGTAACTTGGTCCCGCAGGTCCCTGTACGCCCGGATCTCCCTTGTCGCCTTTCGGTCCTGCTACTCCTGGATCGCCTTTTTCGCCTTTTGCTCCTGCTGGTCCTGCCGGTCCTACTGCTCCTGCTGGTCCTGCTGGTCCAACCTGCTCATTCTTCACGCCCTGCTCTAACTTATTCAGTTTCTCTGCTGTAATAACGTCATCATTATTCCATGTAGTTGGTGTATATGCCATTATTATTACCTCCGTCTCTTATTTTGTTTTACCTACTTTTGCCTTTCCGACTTTCGCAGTTCCTACTTGTGCCAAATCGTCATCTAGGCCTTTTTTTTACAACTGCGTAGTTCTTGTCTCCGAGACGGTATCCGGTACAGATTTCCACCTGTGCAAGAGTTCCGTTGAAGTTCTCAGAGTCTTTCAGTCTTGCCATAGATAACAGGTCAATGATATGCAGTCCTCTCCAGTCATACATGATATACTCTACTTTTGACAGATCTTCTGTCTGTAGACTTCCTGCATAATCGTAGTATTTTGCAGCTGCTGTCAAGTCGAGCATATTACACTCTACCCACAACATTCCAAGGTAATATCCCATCTGTCCGGTGCGGATGATCTCATCATTCTTAACAGGAATGAATTTATCTCCTGCAACTTCCAGCATCGTACTGTAGGTCTCAACAGATGCCATAACCACATTCGCAGACGCTTTCTGCTTACGGATTGTTTTTCTTCCTGCAATCACCTTATTGATGATATTGGAAGCGGTAATTGCTTCTGTATCTTCCATTGCCGTTCCTTCATGTGCAAGACATGCAAGACCGGACTGCTGCCATCCCTCTTTGCAAACCTGTGTAGACTGGGAAAGATGCGCATCAGCCATGTCAAACGGCACAGCGCTTGCCTGTACGTTATAAATCTTCGTTGATTCCTGCTGCAGGTTATTCATTAACACTGGAATCAGATCATTGTCTGCTTTTCCGTGTTCGAAGTCGGATGCCGGCTGTTTTGGGTCTTTTGCCGCCTTGGCAGCTAAACGGAACACTTTTACTGCTCCCGCTCCTTCAGCATCACCCTGATACTGATCATTAAATGTCATCCCCGGCTGAAAAATTGCATCAAAATAAAAATTTGGTGCAACGATTGAACTGTATTTTTCGCTTACGTTATATCCACCATATTCCATACTCTTTTATTCTCCTTTTCTATTTCGCATATTTGTTGTTTCCATATTTTCTTGATAGGTAAGCTTCTTCTTCGGATTTTGTTTCCGGTCTATAAGTACCATGAGTTCCTCTTACCCACGTCTTTTTTCCTCCATCCGGTTCTTCCTGTTCGAACTCATCTGGGTATTTCTCTTTGACGCCTTTCATGTACTCATCTGCGCCAACAAAAGCACCATCTTTAAACTCCATCTTCTGTTCCAGAAACTCATGTAAGATTGTCTTTCTGGATAAAGGAGATTTAATCTTCTGCGTGTCCAAAAACCTCTCTGCTGCAAACATCTTTCGGTCTGATTCAATCTGGTCATTCAGTGCTTTTGTGTCTTCGTTGTACTTTTTCTCCCAGTCATCAGCAGACTGCTTGATTCCGTCAATATCCATGTCCTTGTAAGACTTGATCGTATTGTTTGCTTCGCCCAGCTGTGTCTCCAGTCCATTCGCTTTCGTCTCAAGACTCTGGTACTTTTCCTTGCTGATGTAGCCACCCTCCGACAAGTCTACAAACCGGACATGCTGTAATTTATCCTCGATCCCGTTGTTGTGTTCCTGAATCTTTGCGTCTACCTGTCCGAAAAGTTCTTCTCCTAATACGTCTCTTAACTGCATCTTTATTCCTTTCCTTGACCACTGTTTATTATCGCGGTGTCTCCGCTGGCCGTGGCAGTTATTCTCCCGTGCCACAGGGGATAATTTCCCGCAGTTTAAATGTCTTGAGGGTTGATCGGACAAATACTGTCCCCAAAATTGAGGAAAGCGTATAAAAATAGCACCTACCACACTGGATAGATGCTAAATTTATTGTTTTTATTTTTGAAATTGGCATAAAAATACCACTCACTCAATTAAGAATGAATGGTATCATCTCTTTTCCGCCGGTTCCATATGAATCTTAAAATTACAGGTTGTACAATTGAAATATGTACTTGTTTTTGGATTATAAGGTGTCATGATTTTACCTGTTTTACATTCCGGACAAATTACTTCTTTTCCATCCCGTAACGCCTTTATCATCATTCCAATTTCTTTTGGTGTCATTACTTTAGCCTCCATTCACGATCTGAATATCTTCCTTTTACTGATTTTATTATATTCCTAATGTCTTGTCCCGTCAATTTACCTTTCGTATGTAATTCAGCAAAATAGTCACAAACAGCTTCTGCGTGTTGATCTCCACCTATATCCAATCGGATATGCGTTGCTTCATGGATAATCGTTTCCGCCGTCTTCCGTATGCTTTGTGTTTCCACCCCATTGATATAGATATGATTTCCAATACATGATCCATACAGTCCTTCCAGTCCCGTTTCTGAAATTGTATTGCTGCTATAATATACGTTAACGGAAATATGATTCGTTTTAATAAAATCAAGAACTGTCTTTCCAACATTTGACTTATTAAGATTTTTGTATAAGTTAGCTGCGAGTACTGTATCCACTTCTTTTGTAATCTCTACATCGAATATTTTTTCTGCTGTCTTCTTTTTTATATTAGAAATTCTTGACTCAAATATTCTTCCCGGCAACACTCTTCCAAGCCCATCCATATACACTCTCTGCATCTGCTCTGGAAGCTCCATCTTTTTAGAAAACCCCTGGTATTCCCGGAGTGTGTTCAGATACTTTGCTTGGGCTGCCTGTATGTCCAACTGGCTGGCTTTTCCCCTTTTTAGAAGATCAATGTCACTTCTCTGCTTTCTCATTCTGGTTTCAAGTGCTCTCTGCCGCTGCTGAGCTTCATAGGCGTTATATGATTTTCCCTGATAAGACCTTGCGACCTGTTCATTTGCTTCCATTTCCCTCAATTGTTCCGGTGTGTACGTTCTGACAGACACACCGTCTACGAACGCGAAGTAACTATGCCTACAATTAGCTCCGCACAGACCATCTACCTCTCCCAAACGACAGATCGAGATCAGTTCCTGCTTTGTATACACATTCCCTCCCCACCAGTGAGAAGGTCGATGCCCGGCATGCCATGTCACCTCATAAGTATCTGTCCCTAAATCCTTTGCCACCTGTTCATTGATCTGAGCAGCCAGTTGATGTACACCAGTCATGACAGCGCGTCTGACTGCTACAGGAACACGATTCCCGTATCCTGATGCATAATTTACTGTCCGTATCCCACTGGCTGTCATTTCCTTTACTACACGCCTGAGAACGGTATTGTAATCGAACGCTCCGGTTACAATGTCCATACATGCACGATCAAGATACTTCTGATAGTACTCCGAAAATGGAGTGAATACTTTCTTTCCTCCGTAATCCAAAGCAAATCCCATTGATCGTGTGATATTCTGTATCTCATGTTTTGTCTGACTTAGAATTGCTTTCGCCCATGTCTGCATCTGCTCATTATCTTCATAAGGTGTGAAATTGGCGTTCACCTGCTCGTAAATTTCTTTTACTCTGGTGTAATCCTTTTCAATCACTGTATCATAAATTTCCCACAGTTCTGGATCAGTAAGCCCTGAAAGACGTTTGATTTCCGATTCAATGAACTCCGTGGAATTTCCAATGATCTGTATTCGGTTCAGCTGATAATCTGCTGTAGAAGTAATCCCACCTGTCTTTTTAATTCTCCTGACCACATCCCTCATAATCCGGTTTTGCAGTTCAAGAAACATCTTCTCAAGCTGCAGTGGCAGGTGTTCCATTTCCTTTGGCTGCATATCTTCACGCCCTATTCCATTGTATCTTCCAGGTTAAATTGTGACGCCTTCTGCAACATAATAATTGCCTGTTCCTCTGTTTCTCCAAAACGCTTCATTCGATATTCCACGGGACCAACAACCCCGAGACTATAATCTGCCCGAAGCTGTTCCGTCTCATATTTCTTGTCTGTTACAAGGGAATCATCCCAACTGCAGGATACTTCTACCTTTCCATCTGCAGAAATGCCGCCAAGCGACATCCATACTTCCACTGCTGCCACAAGATTCTCAAGTGCGTTCCCAAGGCTATTCTGAATAGATTTTACCGTTGCGTAAGAGCGTTGCTTACTGGCCTTAATTTCTTCTGCTGTCTTATCCACTACCTGTGGATCTGAAAGAGTTCCATAAGCCAGACCACAGTTAAACTCTACTTTCTGTATGATCCTGTTGTACCCGTTGAAGAAGCTCTCATCCCGGATCTCCGGCGAATATGCATTAAAAAATGGATTACCGTCTTTGCTCATTACATTCGGCCCCATTGCCCGGTAAAGCCGTTCTTTCCCTTTTGGCAGGATAACTTCTCCCTGCCGGTTCTTCCGGAAAAATTCATCCGCTGCCTGAATTGCCGTTTCCTTTGATTTGTATTCCCACAACACTGCTCCATACTGCTCATCAGCATCCCGAATCTGATTCACGGCTCTTGCATAGATTGATACACCAAGAGGAGAATGGATGTCTGTATTGTTTGCCAATGGAATTTTGAAGTAAGAAAACAGCATCCTGTCCGCATTCTGAAACTCGACATAAGGGGCAATATCTGACCATTCCGGTACTTCTTCCAGATTGATCTCCTGTCCGAGATTTACGATATCATCCGTTTTTACCATTGCTTTCTTACTGATAAAAGCTTTGTTCACAATGCTGTATCTATCGCCCTGTAATGCGTGATATTCAAGTCTTGTATAAAGATTCTTTCCAGCGCGCTTAAATTCTGGGAAGATAGCCGCTGTAATCTCTCCTGCGCTGTTAAACTCTACCGGATAAAAGTCACCGGCTCTCACTACATCTATCTCAATCCTTTTCTGGGATAAATACGGTTTAAAGACCACACCGCCTGTACTGCAGGCAAACTCTGTGTAGTTTGAAATCTCATTTAGAAACGGCTGCATCCCCTCTTTAATCATTTCAGCTTTGCTTCCGCCCGTAATATTGATACTGGATTCCATTGTCACCAGTCTTGCCATTTCGGAGCAGATTGCTGCCGGGAGGTTCAATCCCTTTACATCATCATTCAACCAGGAGGATTCGTTGATATACATCTTCGACCAACGATAGATTGCCTGTGCCATTCTCTGGGATACCGCAACATCCACTCCCATTGCCTGTTTTATAGTTTCATACTGTATCAACGTTCCTCACCTCTTTCTGATATTGGCAACATAAATTTAATCTGGTTCCACATTCCGACGCATAAATAGCGTGTTCCATCAAGCGCATGATCGTTCTCTTTTACTGGAATCTCAACACCTTTTTTAATTCCATCTGTATTGTACTGATAAAGTCCAAACTCCTTTATCAGCATCTTCTGTTTCTCGCTGACGATCATTCTTCCGAAAGACAACAACTTCTGCACACGGCTGATCCCCAACTTGACATCATTCTGCGCCGGTATAACCGGTATATGGGGGATGACTCTCCGTATTTCCTCAATCAGACCTGCTGCCGATGGATCCACGAATATGTAGCTGACTACACGGTCATACTCCTGTTCTATCTTGTCACAGAATGTTTTCATATCCTGTGCATACTCCGAAGGAGATTTCTGTGTGCCACTTTCTCGCCCGGAATAGTAGTACTCATCGATTCCACGCAGGACCTGATTTTGATAGTCAATGCCGAACGCTTCATAGACTGTTGCATTCTGCTGACCGTAGTCCACTCCGATTCCAATCTCCCCAATGCTTCGTTTCTCTTCCTCAATGTAATCTTCCGGCTGATAAATATGCTTCTCTGCTGAAAACATATAGTAGATCAGATCATCAACTCCCGTAGGCTCTCCTAACCATGTCCACCGGTACATCTTGATATCCGCTCGCATCATAGCTTCTGCAGAATCAATCAGATCCTGTCCTAACCAATCAACCGGAACATCTTTATAGCTTGTGTGAATATGGATGCAGTCCTCCCGCTCTTCCATCTTCTTACACCAGAGGTTGATCGGAGCATTCGGATTCTTCGGCGGATTGTAAAGATAGATCATCTGGAAACCAGCTTTGTTTCCACGGACGAACGTTGCTTCTATATTCGCCAGTTCATCTTCCCCTTCCCCGTCATCAAAGAACTCTGTCAGCTCATCCAATACTACAAGCTTTATCGGCTTGTCCTCATCGATGATACCTTTGGTATCGTCAATTCCATCAGAACCGGAGAAATACATCGTTGTATTGTGCTTTTTATATGTAATCTCCATCGGTGATTTTCCGATCTTGAAATATGACTTGGGGATTTCTAGCCGGTTAATGCCCCGGAGCATTTCTTTGTACACTGTTTTCCGCAGCTTATTGTGATGCTTACGAAGAACTACTGCTGAACCATTCGCATCATCCACCAACTGGAAGATTCCTCTGACTCCTGCATAACTGGATTTTGTACCGGCACGGCCAGATGTCAGGATAATATGTTTATGCTGCTTATCGTTAAATAAAGACAGATATTTCGGAATGATCAGATCTGATATTCTAACCTGTTTCTTTGTCTGCATCATTGATAATCTCTACTCCTTCCGTTTCATCCTCACTACTGCAATCTCTGTTCAGCTTATCTGCGTTTGCCCGTTTCAATTCTGTATCTGCTTCTCGGTTGCGTCTGTTCTCATCCGGTTCCGGCGATTGCCCTGCATACTTCGCTACGAATGTAGCTGCCTGTGTATTTCCACTCAGCGCTTCTTTGATCTGTGCCATCAAAAGAGCCGATTCCAGAGTGCACTCAACACCGAGTGACTCCAGAACCGGCTTCCATTCAGGACTATCTATTTCGGCGGTAAGCAGCATGTTCAATGTCTTTCGGAAATCAGCCTTTCTCCGTCTTGCTTCTCCGCTTGCTTTACCACCTTTAGAAGTAATTATTCGTAGTTCCTCCGTTGTTCGTTTATTAAATCCACGATCTTTTATGTTATCATAACCTGCCACTTCACCACCTTCCAATCTGTTAATTTATAGTACAAAAAAGAGACACCGAAGTGCCTCTTAAACATTCATATTTGATATAATATCTTCCACTATCGGAAGAAAACATCCTGCTTTTTCATACAGCTTATGTATACCATGTGCTTTCTTTTTTGCTTCTTCTTTAATTACTTCACCTTGCATTTTATCAGCCATTTTCATTATGTGAACGCTTTGATCAAATTCATTGATTACTTCACCCAAGTTATTATCCAATATACTTATATCTTTTCTATTTTTCAACTCTTCATTTGACAACTCAAATTCACTGTCCATCTTCACTGTTCTGCGCTTCACATCTTTCAACTCTCGAAAATAATTACATTGTTCTTCTTGAGACGCATCTTCATTTTCTTTCATCTTTTCCAAAACTTCGCAAATATTCCTCAAGCGATTTTTTTCAGTCAAGAAATATCTCGTTTTCTCTTTTTTAATGTCTTTCTTCCGGTAATATTTAGTCACTAATATACCGCTAATCACACCGCTAACGATTCCTGTTAGCAGCCCTATCAACATATCCCATAAAAGCTCCATAACTCTGTCCCCCAACTCTTAATTATATACTGAATATAACACACATAATTAGCAGCCACAACACTTTAGTGCTAATTTATACTTTTTTAATATTTAGGACTACTGCTGAAAGAATTAATAACGCCAACAAAAACCAAAATAACCAAATACACAATCAAAATTTATAAGAAAAAGGAGGAACCTTGCAGTAGTCCACAACGGGTATAGTAGGACTCGAACCTGCGACACATCGGTTAACAGCCGATGGCTCTAACCAACTGAGCTATACACCCGTAGGATGCCTTTTATTGACACCCTTTACCCTATCCGCACTCGGGTACTGACACTAAATATAGATTGCTGAATCTATTTTTGTTTGTTTTGCAGATCTGCGGATACCTGCGTTTTGTGATATCACTCGTAGCACTTCCGCAACATTCCGGAATTAAAATTTACTGCGATATGCTACGAAGCCGTGTACAGGGGTCGAACCTGTCTGCCCTACATTTGCCACAGCATAAAACACCGCCAGACGAGAAAGGGTGAAAGTCCGGCGGTGTTTCGAATGTTGTTTGGAAAGCTTTTGGAGTCTTTCTTCTAACTCCATGTTATACTATACAATAGTTAAAACGAACAATGCGAACAAAACGAACAAACTTTTATTTTTCTTTCATCCACCTCTGAAATTCCATTCTTGCACTATCTCCTGTGCAATTCCCTTTCATTTTTGCAGCCACTTCATCCCACGTCAGTCCTTGCATCACCTTGAACCGGATAATCCTCTGCATCCTTACCGGAGCTTTATTGATTACTCGCTCTGCTTTTACTTTGATCTGCTTTGCGTTCAGCTTTCGCTCTTCCAGCAGTTTTTCTTCCTCATCCACATTCACTGGATTCTCTACACATCCGGAAATATTAAAGCTCTGCGGTTGGTACGGGAACTCTGGATTGCTTCCCTTCACTTTGTCCTGTACGATTGCTTTTCTTCTATGCCGTCTGATGTCTTCTTCCGTTTCCTTTACCAATTCTTTTGCATCTATGTACTCATAAATCACGTTCTTGTCCAACTCTATCACCTCCCGGGATTCGCTCTTTTATGTTGTATTTCTCTGCCATGTACTCTGCAACGTCCTTATTCGTCCTCTCACGGCTTTTAAAATCACAGGCAAAGGCTTTATGCCCCTGTTGCTTTAAAGCGGTCTCACAGGGCTTTCTCGTTGCCATCTTGTGTGCTTCTATCTTTCTCACGGTGTCTGTTGTCTCCCTTCTGCGCTTCATAGTCTCTCTGGTCATGCCGTCACCTCGATCTGCTCTCCTGTCAATTCTTCCAACTTTTGTCGCATTTCTTCCACGGTCATTTTCTTTGGTTCTTTGCGCTCCCATATGAGTTCGAGGTTGCCTTTAATAAACACATCTTCTATGCATCCGAGTGATCCCGGAGTAATCCTATAGACTTTAACGACGTCTCCTCCTTTATAACCTGCCCATTTCAAGCCATCAGTATAACCGACTATACTATTGTGTTCGCCTTTTCCCACTGCCGTCCCAGCCAATACAAGATACATACCCCCATCTCTCTGTTCAACTACCATCCCATCTCTCAAATCCGCCTTGGTAAATTCTTTGTTCATATAATCGCTCCATTCTAAGATTTCATACCCATTGCTTTTATAGTACTGATACGGCGAAAACTCTCCTCTGATATAGCACATTTCTTCTTCGCAGAATTTGTAATTTGTCTCTTTCAGGTAGCTTTCGCCTGAACACCACTTCATTCCTTGCTTATGCATTTTTTCGCAAAAGTCTTTCGCTTCCTCTTCTGTCTTGCAGTGTACTGCAATCTTATTTTCTTCATTTTTAAATTCATCCCAGTTAAATTTTCTCATATTTCCTACCTCACTATCTTTCGCACAATCCAATCTAAAAACACCACAAATAGCAGTATTGGGAATCCTCCAGCCAGAAGGTAATCTGCTCCTTCAAGTTCTACTTCCTCTTCGATTCCTGTTTTTAAAGTAATCACTGTTCCAAGCCCCAGGATGTAATACAGGGCTAGGAATGCGATTGTAATTAAAATGTCCATGTTATTCCTCCTTGTATGGTTCTGGAAGTGGCATTTTATTGCAATTGCTTTGTTTATTTTTATATTGTTCACTCATAGTAATCCAGGTGCAATTTTCAGGACAGTAATCTCCATTCACGTCTATTCTTTCGATTGTCAAATCTTCACTATATCCATTTTTCAAAGCCCACTCAAAAAAATTTTGTTTATTTTTCAACCACTCATCACATACTTTTATTCCTCTTCCGCCATAAGCATTGTAATGGTCTGACTTTGTATAATAGCATCGTCCAAACATTCCTTTATAAATCCTATAAAGTCTTGTACCAGTCATGCCGTGTGTTATATTTGATTCAGACATCTTTGATAGTGTCTGTTGGTTCAAACATCCACAAGAATGTCTTGTCTTTCTTTTCAAAACGTCAGTTGTTCTGTAAACATGATTACCGCAATCACATTCACATTCCCATTTTGCATATCTGTTTTTAGAAATACCAACTTGTTTTATCGCTTTAAGCATATCGAACTTCATGCCTGTTAGATCTTTTACTTTTCCCATCGTTATTCCTTTCTCATAGGTTCTGGTAGTGGCTGCCATGCTACAACCTTTTCATACCCCAATTCATCATTTGTTTTAAACACCGTATCAACGAATCCTAAACTTGTCGAATCGTAAATATCATGCCAAAATCCAAATCCATATTCACTATCATACTGGCAGAACATCGGCAAATCCTCTTCGTGATTTTCGACAATACACATATAGAATCTCATATCATCATCTTCTGGCAATCTATCTTCTACTGAAATCCAGTCTTTATCTTTCTTCCCGTCTTCATATCCGATCTGATACAACTTTTTTCTGCTGCATTCTCTGCACTTCGGAACATCGCCCATATGAGAACGGATAATGTCTTTTGCCCAACCAACACTTACATAATCATCACACATTCCGAATGATTTAAACTCTATCGCATGATCTTCAATCTCTTCCAAAATCTTCTCTAATACGTTCATTCCACATTCTCCTTATCTGCATACTTCTCCACAATATCTACTGCGCAAGTCAGCCCATAGATATAACTTTCCAAGCACTCCGCTACACCACTTTCCCCATGTTTTCGCTTTTCTTCTTTCAGCGTTTCGTAGGCATCATTTTTCATGGACTCGATTTCTTCCACGATTTTCTCTAATGTGTTCATACTTTATCTCTCGCTTTCCAGCGCTTCTTTCACCACTCTTTCCACTTCTTCCGTTTCTTTTTCCCATGATTCCGCACATCTTTTTACACCTTCCGCGTAAGCTGTAAGACCCATTGCTAAGTGTTCTTCCGCACTTGCATTTGTCCAAGTTCTGCATTCTCCATTTTTGCGCAATATAGTTATCATTATTTTCATCATTCCACCTCCAACAATCCTGCTTTTATAAATACACCTTCCAATAACTCGCTCATTTTATTAGTATCAATGGTAATCGGCTCGCGTGGAAACTCTTCTTGATTTCCGCAGCACGCATACAATTTCGCAATTAAAATATCATACTTTTTCATCGATCCACCTCCAACAGCTCTGGATTATCAAAAATGTTTCCACAAACCTCAAAATCCCTTTGATTTACTACACCTATTTTATATCTTGCGCCGGATTTTGTTTCAAGCATCCATGCACCTTCTTCTAAATCAAATACGACACGATATTTCACAGTGACAATACCTTTGTGTTTTTCTACAAGAATATCATTCTCCCAAATCTTCTTACTGTTCTTTTCGGTCAGTCCTGTGTACTGGCAGAGGGTGTCGGGGTCAATCAAGTCATTAAATATATTAGTTCCGTTACAAATCAGATGTTTTATCGGTTTACCATCTTCTGTTAGCGGATTGGTAGTATATGCATAATATCCTTCCACCCATTCTCCATTATCTTTTCTCTTTGCTTTAAAAAGGATTTCTCTATTCATCTTCCTTTCCTCCGTTCTGTCGCATCTGCTCTATGTAAATATTTGTGGCGCATCTTACAATCTCCGGTTTTAATCCATCGTAATCAGTGCCTCTGTAAAACTGTTTATTGCACGCATTTTTAATCATGTACAGGATATCTTCAAATGTTTGTTCTTTCATTCTTTCTCCTCATATTCCGGACACTCTACGCAATACTCATACATGTCCATTCTTGCGCACTGGTCTTTGCACACTTCATTTTCCGGGCACTCTATGCAACAACGATCACATCCGCATATACTTGTTAATTTACATCTTCCCATCATGATTATTCCTCGCTCCTTCCAATTACCTTATCTTTCTAAAATCACTTGTTGGTGCGTGGAATAACCGCCCGTCATTGCATTTAATCATTGTCTGCTGTCCGCATGCTGTCGGACGATACTGTTTAACCACTATTCCGCATGGATTGCCTGGATATTCAATGCACATCACTATGTCTCCGACTCTAATTTCTTCCATGTTACTCACTCCATTTAATTTTCTGACCGCAATTCGGGCAATAAAAATGTTCACATCCTTTTTCGCAAATATATTCTCTTTTGCACGTAGGGCATTTAAAGTTAATGCCACCAAGTATGTAGTCCATTATATTCGGCTTCTTTGCCGTATCTCGTTCTTTCAGCTCATGCATCTCACACATCAACTTCTCGCACTGGCTGTTTGCAAAATCATTCACCTTGTTATACTGGTTCAAAATATCGCACACAAACCGTCCCATCTTGCATTCTGCGCATTTATCTTCCAGTGCTTCACCACTTAAATGATCTGGATGCCTGCACAGGTCGTCGCATATATGCTCCATCATTTCTGTAGTGATCCCATCCATCCATGTTTCTTCTGTTTTTGCGCTTTTCTTCTTCATTTCTTGTCTTCCTTTCCTCGCAACTTCTTGCAAAGCTCTCCCCACTCAATCGCTTTGCTCCGCGTCCATCTTTTTGCTGATTTCCTCTTTCGAATCCCGTTTTCATCCATGTACCGGATAAGATCATCTCTCGTAAATTCCACTTTCTGAATGTCATGCAAGACTTTATGGATATGCTCATCCGTGCATCCGAGTTTCGCCATTTCTTCGATCTGGAACCGGTACGGATCCAGAAAGTGCGCCGGTCTACTCATTTTCTGCCCTTTCGATTGTACGAACCGGAATTCCATTTACTTCCAAGCTGTCATCTACCGCTATTACTAAGCATTTCCTTCTATTCACAACCATTGTATCTACAAGATCTGTCCGCCCTGGATTCACTTTAATCACAATATCTGGTGTTTCAATCTGGAATTTTTTCGTCTCTGTAATGTTCTCTGCAAGCAGAGATGTCTTTTCTCCTGCAGTCTCTTTATAATTCTGGTCAAAACTCTCCATCTTCTCCGAAGAGACACCACTTTGTTCAAATACCTTGCGCACATCTGCCTTATCAAGCTGAAGTAGCTCTGGTTCTTCCTTGTGCTCCTCGATCATGTCATTCAACGTATCATGAATATTGCGGATCGTCTCATAATCTCCATCTTCCCCAAGCGTATCCTCAATCAGCATCTGGAATGTCTCTTTTTGCGTATTCGCCGACATCGGCATCCTTGCTCCCAGCAGCTGTTCGATTAGCTCCTGCTGTAAATCCTCTGACTTCTTTGTATAATAGAGAACCCCGTGGATATCTGTGCTCCTGTCATTAAATGCAGGGAACAAGAATCCTTTGTCAGGCATACCTACTACCCAGTCCCGGATACGATCCTGAATGCAATTACTCTCTGCATGGTAACTCAATCCAGCCTTTGACAAAGAAACCGGGCAGATGCTGCATAACAGATATTCATACACTTCTTCTGACGCATCGTACATCTCCGTGCCATCAGAAGCTCTCCCCGGTATGTCATACATTGCATGAATGAGGACGATGTAATAATTTTCGCTGTAGTCATAAGATTCGATTATCCTATCGTAGAATTCTTCCAGAAGCTGGTCATCTTCCAACTTGCTTTTTCTGAGCTTCATCAAGAATTCCTGTGTTCCTCCCGGCATCTCCTGTTTTGTAGGAAATTCCAGATTTAACAAATTCTTGCCAACACTTCCGGACAGCGTTTTTCTGAAGATGTCAAAATACTTGAATGCATCCTCTTCCGGTAAGGACAGAAATGCGCTTTTCGACTCCATCTTTTTGTTTTTCTCATGATCCACATAGCAACCGGCAATTCTTGTAATTGCACAATTTGCTGGCGTAAACTGTTTGCGGATTTCCAATATTTCTTTTTTATTCATTTTCAACCTCTCTTTCCAGCCACTCTTTTTGGCTCTTGTACAAATTCAGGTATTTATCACGGTTTTCTTCGTACAGATCGTCTTCCAAATCCTCATCTATTCTTGTAAGTATCATCTTCACTGCGGAGATTTCTGGCGTATCCGTTTCTCCCGTTATGTTGTTCAAATGATCATTATTCGTCATTTTCCTCTCACCCTATTCCTTCTCTTCCGCTTTGTGCTGCTGTACATAAATTTATTCATGTTTCCATGTTTTGATTTTCTACGCACCAATCTTTTTCCTCTTTTCTTTTTCCGTTTATGTATTTATCGCAATTTTCCACATCACATCCGCGAATTTTGCCTGTTATGCAAATATAATTACAATTCCCGTGCATAAATCCCTGTTCATGCTTGCTCATTCTGTATACGCAAGTTTTGCACTTTTTTCTTATTTTCCCTGTTGGCATTCCCATTTCATCACCTACAATCCTAGCTTTTCTTTTACATCCAAGAACGTGTCTTTCACTTTCCGTCTTCTTCTGCTGTCTCCCGTTACAGCTACTGGGAAGCATCTTTCCAGAATTCGGTCATAAATCCTCGAATATCCGATATCCTGATTCTTTTTAATCTCTTCTGCTGTCAGATTTGTTGTGATAATAAAAGGCAAACCAGACCTGTATCTGCTGTCAATAATGTTAAATACCATTTCTTGCATAAATTCTGATTTTCTCTCCGCTCCAAGATCATCAATAATCAGCAGGCTGTACCTGTTTAGGCTGTCAATAAACTCTTGCTTTCCATCAAATTTACCCTGTATGGTATTCGTAAGACGTGCAAAATTTGTCATCACTACACTGTATCCATCATCGATCAGCTTATTTGCAATACAAGCTGCATAATACGTTTTGCCTGTCCCAACACTTCCGTAAAGCAGGAGTCCCTTACCCATTTTCCTGAAGTCTGGAAATCGTTCTGCATACCGGATCATTGCGTCAGAGATCTTCGCATTCTTCCTGTCATCGTTTTCGAAAGTCCATGCTGCCATATTCGTTTCCGCAAAGCAGCTTTTTCTCTTTCGTTCTTTCTCTTGCTGTCGTTCTTTTTCCTCAAACGCTTCCAACTCTTTCCGCTTACAATCGCATATACAACGCACCGTTTTTTCTTTGCCGAGGAACTTTATTTTCGTCTGCACATTCTTCTTGCAAATCCCACAGTGCAGAAGACCGTCTTCCCCCATATATTCATTTTCGGATACAGGGACTCTTGCACTGATCCCGTCTGCCATTTTATCCATTGCTGTTTCTATGCTCATGTTACTTCACCTCTAAAATAGATCATCCAGATCATTCATATCCTGTTCTGGTGCATACCCTGTATTCTTTGGTATGCTGCTCTTTATCGCAGTTCTGCCAGTACCGCCTTCTCTTCTCGCCCAGTTTATGATTGTTGCATAATGGCTCTTATACTTCGCCCCTTTAGACTCAACGTAGCCGGATAATCGTTCAATCCTATCCTCCCAGTCTGGAAATTTATCCTTTAGCTTGTCGAGCTCATCGTCTGTCAAAAGTACGTTGTTATACTCTCCGTATTTATGCTTTGTAGGTTTTTCTTTCTTTACCTGTTTCTTGTGTGCTTTTTGCGCTTCTGCGCAATCATATATATTATCTATATCTCTTATCTCTTTCTCTATATCTATCTCTATCTCTGGTGGATGAATGTCGGACATTTGTCCAAGTGCTAAATTTTCAACATGTTTCAACTTCATCCTCTCTGCTCTTTTCCGGTCTCCTTCAGTAGAAGATTTCCCGACAAATAGTTCGATATCAGACATGTAAATAGTTCCTCCATCTAATATGTCTATTAGTCCGAGTTGTTCGAACACCTCAATTGCTTTTTCCACAGTTCCAACCTGATGGCGTGTTACAGTCGCTATCATTTGCGTGTTATACGGGATTGCATCGTTCAAAACCAGTTTCCCGTTGTTTTTAAGGCTCTTAAGATACATTTTCATCAAAATGTTGCTGTAAAGAATGCCATCTTGCATGCTTTCCAATAAAACCATGCTGTCTGAATCGAAAAAGTTCTCCTTCAGTTTTAGATAGTAGTATTTCTTGTTATCTGCCATCACTCATCCTCCGCAATATAGACCACCACGCAAGGTGTGTCCGAGTACACTTTTTCAATCTCCAGACTGGTCACCTGCTTATCATCGGTGTATGCGACTCCGTTCAGTCCATCCAAAATGATTTTTGCAATGTTGTCTAAGTCCGGCTTCTTATTCGGCTTTATTTCGCCTTTTAATGCTTTCTCCTTATTCTTCTTAGACCAGCTCTCTGGAATCGGAAATTTCGCTAAAATTCGAACTCTCAGAGGTATCTCTGTATAAAGAACGCATGCGCTTTGTTTATAAATCCTCGCAACTTCCTTTTCATATTTCTTGGTTGCGGGTGGTGTGTATGTAATGACCTTAAATCCGGCTCTGCGGAATTTTGGTCTTGCTTTTCCAACGGGTTTTCCCGGAATTGTAATTACCATTTATTCTCCTTTCTGCTCCCGGAGTTACCGGGAGACAATGAATCTGGCTTACTTAAGGTATTTGTGACGTACTACACAGCAGCCATGAACGGGTTACAATTTATAGCAAAGGTTTAACCCTTACTAACATAGTGAAATTCTTGCCGGAACTGTTCTTCTGTTCCGTAGTGCTGCAAATAATACTCCTTGCAGCATTTTCTTAAGTATCGGTCAACTTTCGAAGCATTCTCCCCTGCCCTTGTTCCGTTTGGATGCAGATCCGGTCTCAGTGGAGCTATGAATCCGTAATCTTCCGAAAGTTCTATTTCTCTTGATGTGTGGCTAAAAATATGATGACGCTCCACTCCGTAAACTCCTGTGTACATGCAGTGATCCATATCTTCTGTAAATATGCTCCACAGCTTCTTTGGTCTGCCGGATGCTCTTTGATGACCTTTTTTCTTTTTCTTTCGCTTCGGCTTTGGGAACGCCATGTCACTGTAATCAATGCTTATAATTCAATCCCCCACAACTCTTTCATTTTGCGAATTTCATCCGGCGTATCTGTCGGAATACCAAGACTTTTGCACTCTTCAACCGCTCCATCTATCAACATGCAAGCTTCGTTGGTATCGTATTCGCTCAATCCTTTCCAGCAGCGCAAAGTACAAACAGTAATGCACTCATTCTCCTTGTTCACAAACTCTTTCTTGTTCTGTACTTCTACAATCCGGTAACAAGCTCTTGCAAGATGCACCTGATCGGACGGAAGGCTTATAAAATCTGACGTCCCGTATATCCTTAAAAGATGCAAATACACATCGTTTTCAGTCTGTCCGTTTTTCATAACGCTGCGGAGTTCTTTTACCAGCGTCCAAAAGTATTTTCTTTGCTGATCTGTTTTTGATTCTTTGTGCAGAGCAATACTCACATCGACATCTTTATCGCAAATCGACTTTACCAATGATCTAATACTTTCTTTCACGTAGTTCGGCATCTGCACTCTACTTCTGATCCACACTGTCATGCTTTGCCGCCTCCATTCTCGCTATAAAATCTTTGATTTGGCTATCTGTCACCTGTTCAATATTATCCAACCTATATACCTGCATAAAATTCGCTTCTGAACATCTGCGCTTTTTCAGTTCGTTTCGCACTCGCTCCACTCTTTCAAATGGAGAATCGTACTTAGTTCTATCTGCCCCAAAGTACACGTCTGCTCCAATTCCAAGTTGCTTACAAGCTACAGAAATAGCGTCTGTTGTTGCCATTTTGTAACATTCATCGGAAACAAAAAGACCATTTCTTTCGTTTTGCGATAGCTTACTCCCCCCAGTTCCACAGATCGGTTGCGACCACTCACCATCTACCTTTATAAACAGTTCGATATCTACGAATGCAACTGTTTCACCTCCTGCCTGCTCCGTCCATTTCTTAACAGGCTTGTAAAACCAGCCAATGCCACACGGACCATATTCACTTGTAAGTACTTTGATTCTCCACATAGGGTTAATATCCGTCATTCCGTTCAAGCGGCCGCCTTTGATAGGCTTCTTTGCCTCTTCCGGGACAATTCTAACCCTGTTATATAAATCCAAATTTCCCATGATTGCACCTACCGAATCTGAATATTATTGTTCTGTACCAATACAACGCCAGAGAGTTCAATTCCATCTTTCAGCGCCTTTTTCACCTTGGTCTTGTCCACCTCCGGATCAGTGAACTTCAAGTATTCTTCATCCAGTTTTGAAATGTCTTGCACCTCTACGCTCTCTGATTTTCGGTAGGAAATACTGACCCTTGCTGTCTTGAATTTTTCTCCGCACAAATATCCAGACAGGTATTCTTTCAAGTTTCTCGCCTTGTTTTCACATGATTTCTGGCGGTCAGCCAGTTTATTTTTCTCTGCTTTGATTGCTTCTGCATCAGATAAGAGGTTTTTGATCCAGAGAGCAATTCCCTCTACCTTTTTGTCAAAATCCATCTGCAACTGTGCCAGCTTTTCTGGGTCGATAATCTCTCCCGTTTCCTGATCTACGCAATTTAAAATCTCTTCGTCAATCTCGTATAATGTTGCCATTTGTTATTTCCTCCATAAAATCACAATAATTCTGATAGTGCCTTTTGCGTACCCTAAAATATCTGTCTTTTTCAGCCGCTTCTTGATCTGTTATTTCTTCCAGTTCTTCTGTATATTTGTACATATTATTCGCCCGCCATATCTGCTGCTTTTTCCAGTAATACTTTTGCCAAAACGATTGCATCATCTAGTTGCTTATCTGTTGTAATCCAGTCAAACAAATCGTAATCTCCATTCGCGACAAATCCGTTTTCTTGTGCGCACAAAAGTATTCCGCTACCGTAGTTTGAAAATTCAATGTTTACGTACGGATACCCATTCCTACCTTCTCCACGTTCTTGAATTTCAAGGACTACGTCTAAAAGTTCATGTATTTTCTTTCTATCCATTGCTTATCCTCCTAAAATCTGTTACTATATTCTTGATTTTTTTGTCAGAGCGCCTACGGCTCCCCAGCCTTTTTGTAGGCGCTCATTTTTAATACCCAAACACCAACCACCATCCGATCACCGCCATTCCGAACCCGATCACAGATGCTGCAATCTTATGCCAGTAGGGCTTGTCTTGCACTTCCGGCAGCTCTACGGAGACTGACCGGATGTCCCAGCTATTCAATGCGTTGGGGTGGTGGGTAGTCTGGCAGTGGTATGTTCCTTTAACTTTCATAGCTTGTCCTCCTTTAGTTTTACGGATCTCTTTCCGCGCTCTTCCAATCTGACGCGATAGTTCGTTAGATACGAGATTGCGACTTGCTTCTGCTCCTCAGAATCACCGTCTATCTTTTCTACGGATTTCAGAGTCTGGATAAATTTCTCGATCTGATTTACTGTCAGTCTTTTCACATCGTCACTTCCTTTCCAATCTTTCTATCACTTCCTCCCGGCTCAGTCTGAAGAACTCAGCCACTTCGGAAATAGTAGCTTCATAGTGTTTCTTTACTGCCCCGGTCTTCCGCACGACTCCAAATGTCCAGATGTTGTGTCTCATGCGGTATCGTACTTCGTTCACGGAGCAACCGGTAATCTTTGCGATTTCCGCCGTTTTTAATGTTTCTTTTAATGCAATTGCGGTGTTCATTTTTATCACCTCACTTATGTATGCAGGTTGGATTGTCGTAATTTATTTCTGGTCTGCTCCAAATCTATCAGCCATCATTTTCACAGCATCCTCGACAAGCTTAATACTCATGTTGAACATCCTATCTACCTCGTTTTGAGTAACGCTCATGTATTCCCTTGTAATAATAATGCTTGTAACAACAGAAACCATGATCGAGCAGATGATGCTTGCTATTACAATTTCCATGTCAATCCTCCCTGCTACGCCACTCCGTATTTAATAGCCAACTCTTTTACGATAGCCGTATATCCCTCAATCAGCTTCTTATCATCAGCGATCACATCCAGATAATTCAATTTGTCTCTTCTGGATTTGCAAACACCCTCATCTGCCATTCTTCTACGTTTGTTTGTGAGTCTCTGCTTTACATTCACTCCCATACGTTTTTCTAACAACTGATAGGATTCTGCCCTTACATCTTGATAAGACTTGCTGTCTCCGCACTCCATACCAATTTTTCTCAAGATTCTTCCGGTATCTTCTCTCCATGATGTTGTATCGATTGCAACAACCTCACGGATGCTTTCAATCCGTTCTTCCACGTGCTCAAGCTTCTCTGCCTGACGCTTCTGCTCAATTTCCAAGTTAATCATGACCTGTAACTGCGGTGAGAGTTCTTGTGTGGCAAGAGATGCCGCTTTGTATTTCTTTTCTACCCGGATGAAATATCTGCGTACTTGCTTTCCTTTTTCGTTCCGCTCAAGCATTGCCATTTCTTTGGCAGTATCCAGTTTGATTATGTATTCCTTCTGCGTTCCGCCGTTTACTAAATTTTTAGTAAGCGTATCAAAATCTTCTTTCTCGCAAGCATCTACGTCTCCAAGTCTATTTTTAACCCAATCGTTAAATCTGCTTTTAACTCCAAGAACCTCATGCAGTTCTGAACCGTATACAACTTTTTCTCCTGTGCTTGTCTCGTATACTGGGACAAGTTCATTTTCAATTACTTTTAATTCGTTCATTGTTCGTCCTTTCATCATCTTGCTTTCTTTGTTTCTTTCAAAAATGCAGATGCAGCCATCGAAATAATCCCATCGATCTTTCCCTGTGCTCTTTCCGGAAGCTTATCCCAGTTCTCCGCAATCTTTTTAAAGTCCTCTAATCGTTTTTCTTCTTGCTTCTTTGTGATGTTTTCTGATGTTTCACTCATGTTCTCACCTCTTTCTTTTTTTGAATCTTTCTTGTCATTTGTTTCCTTATCTCCTATAATTTACCTACAGGCATCCGCCAATGCCGAGTATTTAAGAAAGGAGATCGACTATGGTACTTAAATCTTTTGACGAATTTAAAAAATCGTTAACACAAGAAGATATCGACTATATCAACGGCGTTAATGATGAGGATTATCCAACGCTTGAAACATCTCTTGGAGACCCTAATGCTTTTAACGAAATAGCCGGATTTATAGCTGGATTCAGTTTTAAAATGAACGTCCGTCTTCTTGAGTTGTATCACAAATGGCTTTCCGAACAGCTTGAGAAATAATCTTTCCATTAAGCACAATATCGGAACTGAGCTCCTTGCTTTTTTTAATAGCTTGGAGTTCTTTTTCATTAGGACATCCACAATATTGACAATATTTGTTTGAACTGTGTATTAAATTTTTGCACCGAGAGCAGCGAATAAAATTTTCGTGTTTTAATAAGTATTCGTTGCACTCTTCTTGTGTCATAATCACAGTGTCACCTACTTCATGTTCCGTGTATCCCATTCTCGCTCACCTCCTACTCCAAAAATACTCAACACTTACGCCAACGAATCCGTCACAACCTCAAATAGGTCATTGAACGTGTCACTGTAATACAACGGCTGCACCTCTTTCTGATTATGAGGGCTGACTGCATTCTCGCCGTATTTCAAACCTTTCTCTGTCAGTGATTTGAACTTTTTCACTCTTCCCTTACTTGACTGGCGTTCCTTTTCTTCCAAGATTCCGGCAGATAAAAGTTTCTTATTGAACTGCACCGCACTGATTCCGAGATTATTTTCTTTCAGCAGTGCTGTGAGCGACTTCATTTCCCGATTGCCGTTAAACTCATAATTCGGTAAGAACCCTGTTGGAATATGGTAAGAATCGTAGAAGCCTTTCAGCATCAGCAATTTGCTTGCATCGTTCATTCTTAACATGCTTGCTACCACTTCCAGTGATTCCACCTGTTCTTTTAACGGAATGCCTACGTACTGCGTCCCTTTTTCGATGAAGTCTTTCATCTTCTCGAATGCTTCAATATATGTAGCTGTGAAAATGACACCTTTCTTTCCGGTCATTTTGTTGGCGATCATGTCGCATCCTTTCTTTGTGCAGAGGTAACATGGTCTTACTTCTCCCTTTGAATCTGTGTAAGTTGATTCGATGAAGAAATCAACCAATCCAAAATTGGATTCGTTCAAATGTTTGCAATACTCTCTTATATTTCTTAAAAGTTTTGCATGGTCTTTTCCTACCATCATTGCTACTTCTCTACTGTCGGTGAGTAGCTGACCGTTTTGCTCGAATACTGTTAAATTGTTCATTATTCCTCCTGTCTGTGCTATAATCTCCTTATCAAATACGAAAGGATATGACACTATGATCACTAATGATTCTAAAGTTATTCTTGATTATCTTGCTTCTGTTTTTCAAAATCAAAATTCAGAAATGATAAATTTTGCCACCATAGCAGATGCCACTCAACTACCTATCTTCAAAGTAGATGCTGCATTGAGATACCTGGAAGATGAAGGATATGTCAAAATCAAATTTTATAAGAGTGGTAGCTTTGTTCACCAAATTACTCATAAAGGTATAAATTATAAAGAATTTGAATCTGCTCTGAATCCAACTGCGCAAACTAATATTTTTAATGCACCTGTTACAGGTTCAGCTATTAGCAATACCGGATGTATCACCGTAAACAATGGCATCTCTTTTGAAGAAGCCCTTTCTTTTATCCATTCACAAAACATTTCTTCAAAAGATACTGTTGAAGCCGAAAAATTGATTTCATATATAGAGGCTTTAACAGAAAATGACACGCCATTAAAAAAGGGATTTTTATCAAAATTTAGTGACATTTTATCTAAACATCATTGGCTCCCAGAGCTAGTTATGAAACTTTTGTTCCAGTATTTAACGATGCAATAGCTTGAAAATGGTTATCTAGTGTTATCGACAGACCGTATTTTCCCTTATCTAATGCAAAGGAAAATGCGGTCACATTATTTACTTCTTTCCCATTCACAAGCATCACGCCTGAATCAACATCCAGAAAAAAGGATCTTAACTCCAGCACATTTCCATCGCGTGCTGCTGCATTTAACGGAAAACCGCATTTCCAACAAAATGAATCATTACCTCTGACTCTCTTTTCTTCTCCACATTTAGGACATTTCATTTTTCTTTTTTCCTCCTACTCCAAAAAATACTCAACTGATACACCGAAGTAATCTGCTACGCAACAGATTCTAGGTAAGCCAGATCCTTCACGGTTTCCAGTCTCTTCTTACAATCCTGATAAATCTCCTTGTAATGCTTTCCGGTCAGTATTCCGGTGTCGATCACATGAAGAATGATATTTTCCATCAGTGAAAGATTATTCAGTTGCATAACTGTTGCTTCATCACGCTTTCCGATTCCAGCCATCTTATTTGCCAGTTTTGAATAGGTCATGTAAAGCATCTCAGCGTGCGTACTACCTTGTTCCTTTGCGTATTCCACCAACTTCTGAATGGTGTCTGTCTCTGCTCTTCTGGTCAGTTTTCCGGCTTTTCTTGTTTCTACCCATGTCTGAGTTGTCTTTTCTTTGATGAGTGCTTCCATCTGATTAAATGCTTTGATGTACTGCAATTTCCATTCAAGAGCTTTCTTACCAGTGAAACCCATTACTAAGAGAGAGAAACCATCTCGGTTCATAATATACTTTGGATAGCGTTGTCCATTCTGTTTTTCAACGTAATGCGACTTCCAAAACATTTTTTGGGTCTCCTCAATTTTGAGCATACCCCCTAACAGAGTTTCAATTGTCCTTACTACATTGCTGTGTCTCTTTCCAAACTTCTCCGCCACCTGTAAGCTGTCACACACTGCTTCATCATTTTTTAAATATACGAGTTCTGTCATTCGACCATCCTTTCAAAGTTCAATATTTTGAACTTTTTCTTTAAAAAAATATTTAGGTATGTCTTCCTGTGCCAAATCTAGAAGTTCTACTGCTTTACAGATATCTGTCTGCTTCCACGGTCTCTCACTACTTAATTTCAAGCAAAGCGTTCTTTCTGACCATTCCATAGCTTCTGCAAATCTGTACTGAGTTCCGAACTTCTCAATTATTCGACCTTTTAATTTGTCATAATTGAATGCCATTTTATCCTCCTTTCTTGTTCAAATATTTGAACTATTTGTATATTAGCACCCTTTTCAACCATTGTCAATACAAAAGTTAATTTTTTTGAACTTTATTGTTTTTCATATTGAACTTTTGTTTAGTGTATGGTATATTTATAATCAGAAAGGCGGTACATTTATATGAAGAAAGAAAGCACTTCTACTAGGCTAAAAAAGATTATGGAGACAAAGGGTCTTAGACAAGTAGACGTTCTGAAATTAACTGCACCATACTGTGAACAATATGGGATAAAAATGAACAAATCAGATATAAGTCAATACTGTTCTGGAAAAAATGAACCTAATCAAGAAAAACTGTTCGTTTTAGGAAAAGCATTAAACGTAAGCGAGTCATGGTTGATGGGATTTGACGTACCGATGGGACGTAACGACTACGAATTTAAAGATGCGATTGGCCCTGATAACCTTTCGTTTAATAATGTTGAGGAATTCAAGAAAGCTTACGATCAAAGTATGTTCAGGAAAAACAGATTAGAATATAAGCTTTTAGAGAACATGAGAAAGCTAAATAATAATGGAAAGAAAAGTCTTTTGAATTATTCTGAAATATTACTTGGAAATCCGAATTTTATAGAATCCAACAATCATTTAGAAGTATTAGCAGCTCATGAACGAACTGACATTAAAGTAACAGATGAAATGAGAAAACACGATAAAGACATCATGATGGATGACTCTGAATGGGAGTGATACAATGACGATTTATGAAGAACTTTTGGAAGAGGCTAATAGTAGCGGACTGATTGTCCGCGAAAAGACTCTTTCCGGTAGTAACGGATTGATCTATAAAAATAGAATTGCAATATCAAACAGGTTGAAAACATCCGCAGAAAAGGCTTGCGTCTTAGCTGAAGAAATCGGACATCACCATACTGCTGTCGGTGATATCTTTGATCTACAAGATATTGAAAATATGAAGCAAGAACAAAAAGGAAGGTTGCACGGGTATAACCGGATGATCGGATTGCGAGGCATCATATCAGCTTTTAATGCTGGTTGCCAGAATAGATATGAAGTTGCAGAACATCTGCATGTCACAGAAGAATATTTGCAAGAAGCTATTGACTGCTACAAAGGAAAATACGGTGAGTATATTACTGTAGATAATTATGTTATTTATTTTATTCCTAATTTAGCAGTTATGGAAATGATATAATCGCTACAGCGTTTATATAGAGTAAAGTGGTGTAAAGGTACAGGAGAAAAGAGGGAAAATGGGATTTACTGATATTTTTAGAATCAAAAGATTTAAAGATGAAATAGTGCATTTGCAACAAGAAAAACAGCAAATGCAATCTGAATTATCAGAAGCGCAAAGTAAGCTACAAGAAATGGGGGCTTATGAATACTACGAAATCAAAGCTAAGACGAATTCACTGAAAAGCAATTATGAGGTAAAAGAAAAACAACTGGAGGACAAATATGTTCAAAAACAAGCTGATTTAGACAGGCTGATTATTGAAAGAACCGATAAAAGTCAAGAAGTTTTAGAGCATTTAACTGAGCTGCGTACAGATGAAGCTAAAATACTCAAGAATATAAAAACTCAAACCAATAAACTTAATCGTTCTAAAGAGTTGGTGAAGGCTATAAACTATACTTTTGAGAACTTTTTTAACTATTCTCCTGAGCAGAATGATATAAAACTACAAAATTATGACTTAGAAGAATTAGAAGAGATAAGCCCATCTGTTATTCTAAAATTGCACTGTATGGATGTTAAGGATTTACGTAAAGCTTATAGACTGAACGATAAACAAATTAACTCCGTTTTAGAAAAGTATGCTGCTCGCTATACGACAAAGGCGAATCAGGCTATTTACAAGCTCATGGTAATAGCATTAAGAGCAGAATTGCAAAATATTTTATACAATTTAAAATTTGAGAAATTGGATAAATCTATAGATGATGTTAAAACTGTCACTCAGAAATATCTAAAGATTGCCGGTGATGGGAACCAAAGTATAGCAGGAACCCTTACTAAATTCATCGGTGAAATAGAGTATCTATTTATTAACGCCGTAAAAATTGAATACAATTATTACGTGAAAAAAGAGCAGGCACGGCAAGAACAATTAGCCCTTAGGGAACAAATGCGTCAAGAAGCTGAAGAACGAAAAGCACTTGAATCGGAACGTAAAAAAATAGAAAAAGAAGAAACCAAATATCAGGCAGAAATTGAAAAACTTAGAGAGCAGATGTCCAATGCAAAAATGGATGAACTGGATAAATTAAATGCACGTATACTAGAACTCCAAACACAACTCTCCGAAGTTGTAGTTAAAAAAGAAGAAATTTCAAACCTTGCAAACGGAAAAGCTGGGAATGTATATATCATTAGCAACCTTGGTTCTTTTGGTGAAAATGTATTTAAGATAGGTATGACAAGAAGGTTAAATCCACAAGATAGGGTGAATGAACTCGGGGACGCTTCTGTACCATTTAAGTTTGATGTGCATAGCTTTATCTTCTCAAATGATGCAGTTGGACTTGAAAGCAAGTTACATAATATTTTAAATGAAAAACGTGTAAATAAAGTTAATATGAGAAAAGAATTCTTCTACACGACTATTGATGAATTAGAGAACTTAGTAACAGAAATCGAACCCACAGCAGAATTTAATAAAACCATGATAGCAGAAGAATTCCGTCAATCTCAATCAAGTGATTCTCTATACACTTCTGATTTCGAGATTGAGGATGATAGTGACGATGAATAATAAAATAAAAAACCGCCCCAGCGCTACCAACACTGAGACGGTCTACACATCCGAAGATATGCTATTGAAATCCAAGAATATTGTATCATCTTCGGAAACAGCTTGCAATCCAGAACACTTGTTCATGTGCTGGCTGTTATTTTTATACTTAATTTTAAAGGAGATGATTATATGGCCAAAAGAAAAAAGCATCCTCGTTTGCCCAATGGTTACGGTCAGATACGCTTTCTCGGCAAAGGGCGCCGCAATCCTTACGGCGTTTACCCGCCAGCTAAAGAAGAATACGAAAACGGGCAAATGAAGCCACAGAAAGCAATATGCTATGTTTCTGACTGGATGATCGGCTTCGCAGTACTGACAGCATACAAAGCCGGCACCTATACTCCCGGCATGGAAAATGATATCCAGGTGGATGACAAAAAGAATGCGGAGGATTTTATCCAGTCTCTGCTTGCAAATTATAATCAGGTGCAAGGAATTAAATCAAAGGAAGAGCCACAATTAACATTTGCGGAAGTATACCGGAAATTCAATGTTAAAAAGTTTGGGCATGAATACGATGCGAAAAAAGTAAAACGTACCAGCTTAGAATATACGCTACGCGCAGGATTCAAGAACTCTGCTGCCCTACACAACAGAATTTTCGCAGAGCTTGTTACAGACGATCTACAGGAAGTAATGGACGCTTGTCCACTCAGACACGCCAGCATAGAACACATCCAAAATCTATACTATCACATGTACAAGTATGCTATGGCAAACAATTTATGTACAAAAGATTATTCGTCTTATGTCGAAATCACACAGGATGACGATGACGAGCATGGCATTCCATTTACTGATGAAGATTTGAAGAAATTGTGGGAAACAAAAGAAAATGAAGTGTCCGAGATGATTCTGATCATGTGCTACTCCGGCTTTCGAATCTCTGAATATAAGACTTTAGAAGTCCATTTGAAAGAACGTTATTTTTTGGGTGGTATCAAAACGGATGCTGGGAAAAACAGAACCGTTCCGATTTATTCCGGGATTTTAAATCTTGTAAAGCACAGGATAAAAGTACAGGGTTATATCCTGCCTGATAGAATCGATATATTCCGGGATAAGATGTATGCGCAACTGTCCGCACTTGGAATTGAAAAGCATACTCCACATGATTGCAGGCACACATTTTCGAAATTATGTGAAAAATATAAAGTCATGGAGAATGATCGAAAAAGAATGCTGGGACATAAGATAGGTGATATTACAAATGACACCTATGGTCACCGAACACTGGAAGATTTAAGAAATGAGATTGAAAAGATAGAAATCGATTTGTTGTAAGTGTGTTGTAAACGGTTAGCTTATTCTACTTGAAATCAATTCTTTTCCGATTGCATTTTATAGACGAAAAAGCCCGTGGTTGACACGTTTTTTGAAGTCTTTGCGTCAACCGTGAGAATCTTTGAAAATCAATAAATCTTAAGATTGCTTAAGAAAAATAGTATTTTTTTTAAATTCGCTATAATGTACACAGATCAAACAACTTAAAAATGGAAAAGAAAGGGACGACAAATATGGAACAGGCTGATATTTTAATTGTGAACGATAACCTCGAAATCCAGAAAATTATACAGATTTTACTGACGGGAGAAGGTTTTCGGGTGACAGAGGCAGAGGATGGAGAACAGGCGCTTCAGAATTTGAAAAAGGTTGGATTCGACCTGATCATTCTGGATATTATGATGCCCGGTATGGATGGATATCATACCTGTTCAGTGCAAAAACAAAGGACAGCGATAAAACACTTGGATTTTCCAGCGGCGGGGACGATTATCTTGCGAAGCCATTTTCCTACAGTGAATTGATCAGCAGGGTGAAAGCACTGATCCGCCGGTATCAGGTATATCGGGGAAAAGAATCTGATCAAATTGTACCGGAAAAAGGAACAGCCAGTCTGCAGTATCATGATTTACAGATTGAGGAATCAAAGCGGGAAGTGACATCAGGCGGGAAACTCCTGGAGCTGACAGACATCGAGTATGAAATGCTACATCTTCTGGTAAAGCATAGAGGGCAGATATTTTCTGCGGAAAGGGGTATCGATGTGACTAAAGTAAAGAGTCTGGTCACACGGATAAGACAAAATATGGCGGCACAGCTATTATTACTTATTTTGATCACTGGAACATGTTGTATTTTGTTCTTTTGTGTAGCATGGCAGAACCGTCTTCCGATCCTCTATTATTTCACCTATCAGGTTCGGGTGTTTTCGGCGATGGATTCTGATTTTTCAGACCGGCTGACTGAGGAAACCAAACACTATAATGTGCCGGAAACGATGGATGATAGTGGCAGTGGAAGCAATCCAGCCCTTCTTTTCTATTTGTGATTCGTACACAAGTGTTTTTATCTATGGTATGGATGGGCTCTATCGTGCCGGGAAAATGGCAGATATCATGAACAATCCCTCCTTCCGTACTTTTTTTGAAGGAGGAATCGCACATTTGAGAGATGAGATCATGATCACGGCATCCGGAGACTTAAGTCATCCGATTCTGGATCTTGGAATTGATGAAATCGGAGTTCTTGGAAAAGAACTGGATGCTCTGCGTACACCGCTGACGATTTTGAACGGATATCTGGAAGTGCTGAAGCTGGGAGGCAGCCGGAACATTCGGAAATTGAAAGTAATCAGATTGCTTAAAGAGTGTGAGAAAAATGACAGAAGAAATTGGTGCAGCCATGACTGTGAAAGAGGACATTCAATATTTTACGGTGGAAATCGTGTTTTCCGAGAAAGAATAAAACACATCCCGGACTGTATTTCATCCGGGATGTGCTGAAAAACCAGAGATTTAACGAATAAAGTTTGTCCTTACCTTCTCTTCGGCTTCCGGTTTTGAAATTCCGGCATTTTTTCCGGCTTCCAGACAGTGAAGAAGCCATGCCATGTTCTTGCCGAGGATGTGCATGATCTGGAGTCCTTCTTTGTCCTGCTGGACTTCGTCCGGTGTGTTGCCATGAACCATATTCCAGTAGTTGGAAGAAACAATAGGCATCTGGTGGAACGAAAAATATTTTAAGAGAACATCCAGTGTTGCTGTTGTGCCGGCACGTCTGGCGGAGGCAATGGCGGCAGCAGGTTTCATCAGCATATCTTTTCCTGCAAAGGAACAGAACTTATCCATAAATTCAATGATCTGTCCGGTTGGAGATGCCCAGTATACCGGAGAACCGACAATCAGAGCATCTGCCTCTGTCATTTTCTTAGCAGCAGCTCTTACGTTTTCAATATCCGCATTTCCTGCCTGAAAAATCTCACTTTCGATGCCGTTTTCCTTTAAAGTCTCTGCAATCTGGCAAAGTGCGGTATACGTACATCCTTCTTTCCGCGGGCTTCCATTTAACATCAAAACTTTCAT